ATACATTTTAGCATATATTAATAGGTACTTTCTCGTGTTCCAACCATCATCCCAACAGCGGTAGGAAGTGGAGAAAAGGAAGAAAAGACCAAGATTCTATTAGATGATTAAGAAAAATAAAGACGGACCTGTAAAATGTAAATATATAGATTAAGAGAAAAAGATTTTGAAAACAATTGAAATCTTTTTATTTTTTACTTGACTAGTGGACACCACTATGTTATAATAAAGACAGTTAATAAAGGAGCATAACACAGGAGGTAAAAAGATGACAACAGGATATGTAAAAGTAAAAGAATGGGTTATTGATAAAATACAAAACACCGCTGAAAGATATAACTCATATATTGATATCTATAGCAGAGATGAAAATGGAATGGTTATATCAGAGAATGGATATGTTGTCGTAAAAGTTATTGAGGTATTGAAAGAAAGCGAAAAGGCAGTAGAAGTTGTCCTTTCGACTGGTGATGTGGTAGGGAGTTATAAGGGATGGAAAGCATGGATCCCGAAATCAACGATAGCATAAAAAGTGGGGGAAGAATATGGGGTTACAGGATCAATTAAAAAATGCTATGATTGAATATGGAGCAGTAGATTCAAAATGGCGAATAAAAATAATTGCTGTTGATAAAATTGGAAACAGTGATTTTGCTAAAGTCTCAATTGAAACTTATAAACCACGAAGCAGAAAGCCGGATTTTTGTCACATTTTATTTTTGAACATGGTAAAAAAATATATTTGTTGGGACAAAAGCGAACACGTAAATTTGAAGTAGTTAATTTCGGGAGATAGCAATGGAGAAAGTAAGCAGAAACGTAATGATAAACAAAGCCGGCGGAACATCCGGAAAGAACACGAAAAACTACCGGATTTCTATTCCGGTAGGGATGATAAAGGCACTAGGCGTTACGGAAGAGGATAGAAGTGTTGTCCTAGAAGAAAAAGACGGTGTGATAACTATAAAGAAAAATAAATGAAAACTATTGACTAGTGGACACCACTATGATATAATAAAGACAGTTAAGAGAGGAACACATTATAGGAGGTAAGAACAATGATGAATGTAGAAAAAATCTTAGAAACAATTAAAGAAAATGATTATAGTGTGGTAGCAATTCGCCATTGCTGCCCGGATGAAGAATATAAAATTGGTGACATTTGCAGAAACAGCTTTGAGTGGAATGAAGAATATGAGTGCAGTTCATATGACACAGAAGAACCAGAGGAAATGGACGGCATATGTGGATACGCAATGTTTGAACTGATTGACACTGATGATGCAGAAGAAGCAAAAGAGATAATCGAAAGAGCTATTGAAGAATCATCTATCTACGATGGAAACAACATTGTAATAATCGGTGGGGATTCTTACTCTTATGGGAATGACGAAAACGAAGTAATTGTTGAAGAAGCAGAAGTGATTGAAATTGCATAAAGTGGGAAAAATGAGCGAATGGAACGAAATTTTAAAACAATATGAAATACTTGGAGTGGAAAGCGTTATTCCGATTGCACATATCAGAATAAGACCAGATGTCAGAGTTTTGATAGATGCATATGGAAATTTCATTGGAGCAACAGCAACGAAGAACGAAAGGTGCTCCATCCCGTGTACGATCAATTCAGAAAGTAGGACATCTGGGATAGCGCCACACCCGATTCACGACAATATGTCATATGTATGCGGAGACTATCCACAATATAAAAACCGTCATACAGCATATATGGAGCAGTTGAGGAAATATATAGAAAGCGTAGATGACCCGGTAGCGAAGAGCACATATCAATACTTGAGCAAAAGAACTATACGCTATGATATCAAACCAGTTTCTGAAAAATTAGATACATCAGAGGAAAAACTTATGATAATATTTTCTGTGTTAACCAAGGAAGAGACACATATGCTTTTTAATTCGAGATATAGGGATGAAGTAGTCTATGCCGGATTAATGGATAGAGGAACTATAAGCACGCAGTGGAGAGATTATTATATTTCTACACTCGAGAAGAATGGTATTTGCGGAATTACAGGAGAACCAGATTATATACCAGACAAGTACCCTAAGGGGATTCGCAATCCGGCAGATCAAACGAAATTATTTATGGTAACACCGAAGCAATTGGACGGGATGCCAACGATAGCGCCTGGGTACATTGCGTCTCAGAAAATTATTCACACATTACAATTCATGATTTACGAGGGTGATTCTTGGGCATATAAGATTTTAAAGGATCAAGAAGAATTGCCGGAAGAATACAAGAAATGGGTAAAAGAATATGAAAGAAAAAAGGCATAGCTAAAAGCTATACCTAGATTCTGAATTTCTTCTTAAATTCTAACATCTTTCAACTCAACGTTCCACCATTGACTGGAACGACACTCACGAAAATCATGGAGCCGTGAGAATCAACAAAGATTGCTGATAGATATATATTAATCTAAAAAAGATAAAAAGTCAATATCAAAGAAATGAACATAGAGCAACCAAACATTGAAAAAATGTGCATTTTATGGTAAAATATAAGTATCAAAATAGAAATAAAACTAAATAACGGGGACAATGAAATAGCACTTCTGACGGTAAGATGTAATTATCGTGGGAGGTGCTATTTTTATGTATAAAGAAAATATGAATTATGAGAATCAGCAACGAATGATATTCGACATTGTAAATGAGTTCGGAATACCAGAGATACAACCTACAAAGTATGAACCGTGCGAGTTTATTGGATTTAACCAAGCTAAGACATGCAAAGACAGAGCCGGGAAAGGCGTGCATTTCTTTCTTGACGATTACCAATTCCAAAGATTATGGAATAAGCCAGATGCTTACATAAACATGCTTTCTCAGTTTCGATTTATCATGTCGCCGGATTTTAGCACTTATACTGATTTTCCAAAAGCATTACAGATTTACAACCACTTCCGCAAACACTGGATAGGTGCATATATGCAGATGTACGGTATTGATGTGATGCCTACCATCAGTTGGAGTGACAGAGAATCGTTTGAGTGGTGTTTTGACGGGGAGCCGGTAGGCGGTGCTGTAGCAGTATCCAGTGTCGGAGTGATGAATAGTATGGAGCGGAAAGCACTGTTCGTGGACGGATATAATGAGATGCTGAAAAGATTGAAACCTGAGACAGTACTATTTTACGGACAGGTACCGGAAGAATGTACAGGAAACATTGTAAAGATTAAGTCGTTCGGAGAAGAACTGACGGAAAGGAAAAGAGGTAAATAAAATGGGGGGGGAGCGTGGAAGTGTAAGCAATATTACCCGTTATACACCAAAGCAAAAAGTCTTGGTTGATAGATTGAAGAGAATGGCAAAAGAATACGGGTATGAAGATGTAAAAATCACGATGGGTAAAGATAGTGCTGTGAATTATGAATATACAGAGAAAAGAAGAGTAACCAAAGCACATGTAGGAAAGATGATAGACCCATCTAAGGACAAGATATACGAAAGAACCACGAAACAATCCGGAAAGATAATGCCGGATGGATTAAGGAAAAAGAATAAAGCAGAAGTGACAGATAAATTCATAAAGATAAGAGGAAAGCGGTGATCGAATGGGTGGTAGAGGTAGCACAAGTGCGATAAGCGGAACCCCTGTGACCAAGGGGGGGGCAAGGTTATTCTACAATGCATCCAAGAAAAGTGATGCATTGCGTGGAAGTGGAACAGTTAAGAAAGATGTTAAGTTAGAAAGATCGGCTCAGAGCGGAAAAATAGATTTTATTGATTCTGTCAAGGACAAAAAAGAAGCAAAAAGAATAAGCGAATATTATAGAGACAGATTAAATGAAACGAGAAGAAAAATAGCAAAGCTTGGAAGTGCGGACGCACTGTACAAGAATCAGAGACTTGCAAAAGAGTATAGAAATCTTTTGACAGCAAGTAATAAGGCACAGGATAAGATGCATGAGTTTAACCAAAAGATAGAGAAAGGGGATACAAGTGCTATGCATGATGCAAGCCGGACAACAACCACTTATGACCGGGCAAGGAAAAGAAGAATGAAGAATTTTGATGCATGGTTTAATGCCGGGAGGTAGATAAGCATGGCAAATCTAAATAGCATTGCTAAAAAGTTACAGAAAGCAATACTGCAAAAAGGATTAGTTATAAAGATGGGGACAAGTCAGTTTTATTCCGTGGAGCAAAATAGACTTATTACCATGCACATCCTATCTACCAGAGTATTAGAGCGAAAGAAAAACGGGGAATGGAAATATTATGATTATGAAATTCTCCGAACAGCATCACAGATAGAGATTGTAAATTGTTTAAATGATATATGGAGGGCGGTGAAAGAATGATTGGAGAAAAGACGATAATTCCGGCAGATGTAATACAAGAGAGCGACATTGCTCCGATTATGAGAAGAGCAAACGAACTCAAAGAAGAAAACGAAAAGCTGAACGAAAAGAATGAGTATCTGCAAAAAGAGGTAGAAAACGCAAAGGTTGTCGGAGAACGGGCACTGTGCGAAGTACAGGAACTTATTGCAAAGAATAAGAGACTGGTAGAAGAACACAACAGACAGAATGGAACAATACAAGCACTCAACATTGCACTGGATGTCATTACAGACAGATACAGCAATCTTAGAAAGAGAATATGTAGAACAGACAAGGGCGGTGAGTAGTATGGATGGATATATGGAAGAGGGTGGGTAGATGTCGAAAGGGAAAGAACTCACTCCGAAGCAGAAAGCATTCGCAGATGAATACCTAATCTGTGCAAATGCTACGAAAGCAGCAAAGAAAGCCGGATACAGTGAGAGGACTGCATATAGGACTGGAGCTGATAACCTCAAGAATCCTCATATTTTAGAGTATATACAGAAACGACAGAAGCAAATAGAGGACGCACGTATCGCAGATATCACGGAAGTTATGCAGTATCTTACATCTGTCATGCGTGGAGAGATTAAAGACCAATTCGATCTCGAAGCTCCATTATCCGAACGCACAAGGTGTGCACAAGAATTACTCAAGCGCAATATGGACGATAGACGAATGAATATCGAACTTGCCAAATTGGAAGCACAATACAAAGATTCTACACCGGAGGAAGAAAGCACTGATAACTTCCTTGATGCCTTAAATGCAACAGCGGGCGAGGTATGGACTGATGAGTAACATTGAGAACAGAATACAGAACATCCGGCAAAGCATTATGAAGCATGCAGTTGCCATGAAAGAAAAGGCTAAGAAGCAAGGATTTGAGTTCAAGCCTTTTTCTGTTAAACAGAAGAAAGTACTTACCTGGTGGTGTGAATCCAGTCCTGTAAAGAGCAAAGAGGGAATCATAGCTGACGGAGCTATCCGAAGCGGTAAGACACTGTGTATGTCACTGTCTTATGTTCTGTGGGCAATGAGCACATTCAATCAACAGAATTTCGGCATGGCCGGAAAGACTATTGGATCATTTCGGCGCAATGTGCTGTTCTGGCTGAAACTGATGTTAAAAAGCCGTGGATATACGGTGGTAGACCATCGGTCGGACAACCTTATTGTGGTCAGCAAGGGAAATGTGCAGAATTTCTTCTACATATTCGGCGGTAAAGATGAACGTTCTCAGGACTTGATACAGGGAATCACACTTGCCGGAATGTTTTTTGACGAAGTGGCATTAATGCCGGAATCGTTTGTCAACCAGGCAACAGGACGATGCTCAGTGACAGGTTCTAAATACTGGTTCAACTGCAACCCGGACGGACCTCGACACTGGTTCAAAGTCAACTGGATTGATAAGTGCGATCAGAAGAATATCCTGTATCTGCATTTTACAATGGATGATAACCTGTCTCTGTCTGAAGCAATCAAGAAGAGATACCGAAGCATGTATGTAGGCGTATTCTTCAAACGGTATATCTTAGGATTGTGGTGTGTGGCTGAGGGACTGGTCTATCAGATGTTTGACGAAGAGAAGCACGTGGCACATGAACACATGACGGGAGCGAAAGAATACATCGTATCTATTGACTACGGTACAGTCAATCCGTTCTCTGCCGGACTGTGGGCGTTTAACGGGCGAACGGCGCAGAGAGAAGCAGAAGTGTATTATAACAGTCGTGAGACCGGTAAGAGAGTGGATGATGAAGCATACTATAAGATGCTGAAAGAGCTGATAGGTGATAGAAAGGTGTATTGTATCATCATAGATCCGTCTGCCGCATCATTCATTGAAGTAATTAAGAAATACGGAGAATATACAGTAAAGAAAGCAGATAATGATGTGCTTGACGGTATACGTGTGGTTACGACTATGTTAAACAAAGGCATGCTTAAGATATACGAAGACTGCAAAGACTGTATTAACGAATTCGGTATGTACCGATGGGATGAAGAAAAGAGTGAGGATGCAGTTATTAAAGAAAATGACCACGCTATGGATGATACAAGGTATTTCTGCTACACATTCTTAAGAAGACGCTTAAGATGGCAGTATTAATGGAGTGAAACAATGAGACTAATAGAAAAGATTAAGGCGGTATGGAACAAAATGGTTAAAGTAAATGACGCTAAAAACATATTCGGAATTGAAACAGGGCGGTCTTCTGATATGGATACCGCCCTGTCACTGTATAAAAGCATGAGATCTGGTGTGCCAAAGTGGTGTACCAGTGGAAAGATAAAGCCGACAAGGTTTTCAAACGTGATTTGTCGTGAGATAGCGAACCTCACACTGTTTAATACGGATATCAAGATTACAGGGAATAATGAACTGCAAAAGAGATTTGACAGAGTGATGAACACCTTACAGGAGAAACAAGAGGAAAGCTGTGCGACCTGTGGAATGATGGTCAAGAGCAACGGTGATGATGTGGAATTTTTGGATCCCGATTACTTTTTAATCACAGACACAAACACGGACGGGGATGCGTTAGCAGCTATCTTTTTCTCTTTCCTTAAGAAAAATGACAAATACTACACAAAAGCTGAGTACCACAGATTTGAAGATGTCGGACTGGAACGTGTATACCATATATCCAGCAAGGCCTATAAATCTGACAACAAAGATATGCTCGGTACAGAGATCACACTTGACAGGGTGGATGAGTGGAAAGACATTGAGCCGGAAGTGTACGTACATGGGTTAGAATATCCACTGTTTGTCTACTGGCGAAATCCTTACGCAAATGCGATTGACAAGGAATCTCCACTGACTGTTCCGGCGTTTTCGGAATGCATCGAAGAATTGAGGTGGTTGGATATTGCCCTTAGCAAGATGGGAGACGAACAGGAAGACAGTCAACACATGACATTTGTATCGCAGTCTGCTATACAATTCGCAAACGCACAGGGGATCGAGCTACCAAGATTTGTGAGGGGATTGGAACAAGGGATAAATGAAGACAATACCATTCATGAACATGTGCCTACTCTACTTGTAACAGATAGAGTAAGCGCTATTAACTTCTACCTGTCCATCATCGGATATAAATGCGGATTCTCAAACGGATATTTCTCTTTCGATCAGAACCAAGGCATACAGACAGCAACGCAAGTAGAATCTGATGATAGACGGACATTGCATACCATCCAGGCGTTTCGCAACATTCTGGATGGGAAAAACCATGATGGCATATTACACAGAATCATCTATATTCTGTATGCTGTCGGCACAGCAAACGGAACTATACCGGCAACGAACTACCAAACAGCATGCGATTTTGAAGACCTTGTATACAACTTAGAGGATGATCGATCACGGTGGTGGAACTATGTTTTACAGGGCAAGGTTCCGGCGTGGATGTATTTTGTGAAATTTGAGAGCATGACCGAAAGTGAAGCGAAAGCAATGATTAAAGAAGCACAGGAGCAAAACAAACCAGACAGTGGATTGTTCGGGGAGGAGTAAAAATGAAAGATGTAATACAGAAAACACTAACAGCCGGAACGGGAACTGTAACAGAATAGGTGGTGACAAGATGAACAATATTATTGAATGCAAATTAGAATCGACTTACAAAGAAATATTCACCGGACTTTGGCAGCATGACTACGGTCAGATACTTCGAATCACTGGCGTGGAATTCCCTAAAGCTGTAGAAATACAGTTCTCTTTGAATGAAAAGAGTGGAAGTACGATTACAAGAATTGGAACCACAGTGGATGGTGCGACAGAAGTCCAGATTCCAAATGAACTGTTGAAAAACGATGGACGCACATATGATTATTGCATATACGCCTACATATATCTAACAGATGAAACTTCTGGTAGTACAGAATACGAAATTGTATTGCACGTAAAGTCCCGAACCAAACCAGAGAACCCATCAGAAGGACCATTGCCAGAACCGAATATCTTTCACGAAACTATTGAAGCTGTTAATGCCAGTGCAGAACGAGCGGAGAAAGCAGAGCGGAATGCAAAGGCAAGTGCGACAGAAGCCGGTAAGTATGCTTCTAGTGCATCGGAGAGTGCGGCTGTAGTAGAAAAGACCAAGGAAGATGCGCTTAAGGAAGTCGGAGAGAAAAAGCGAGAAGCAATCGAAGCTATCCGGGAACAGGAAGAGACTTCTGTAAGGAAGATTATCAATCATACCGATAATGAGATCCAACGGATTCAGAATCAGATTGCGAATTCCAAGGGAGAACTTGAACAGACTATTGAAAATGCTAGTGCTTCCAATGAAGAACTTGAACAATCTATTGAGACTGCTAGTGACACTAAGACAGCATTGGACGAGTCTACGGAGTTGGCAGAAACTGCAAAGACAGAGTTGGATACGTCCACACAGAAAGCAGGAACTGCCAAGAATGCATTAGATGAATCCATAGAGATAGCAGGAACGGTTAATGAGACTTTGAGTGCGACTGTGAAGCAAGCCGGTGCATTGGACACTTCTCTTGGAGAAAAGATTGAAACTGGGACACAACTCAAGACAGACATTGTAGCGTCTGGTGAGAAAGCAGTCAAAGACATTCAGACAGCTGGAAGTGAACAGCTGGGTAAGATGCAGGCAGTGGCGGAAGAGTTCACAGCCGATCGGGAGCAGATTACAACCAACAAAGAGGATATTGGTTCACTAAAGGAAGACTTAGAACTAATGCAACGTAGTATGCTTTTATATATTGAAGATGGAAATATAATTGATAATTATTATATATCAATAAGAACTTTGGATATAAATAAAAAGTATGCGTTTTTTATCATACCATCTGTTGACGGTATATATACGGTGCAAGCAGGAACTGCAAATTCAACTGATAAGATGATAGATACAATAGCATCGTCTGTTGAGATTTTATCATCTATAGGTTATATGTTTTATGGGTACAGTCCCTCAATAAGCAACATTAATACATTACGATTAAGTGGAAATGTTCAGTGGAACCTAAAAGTGTATGAAGTGTGCGACTCTAATCATTTTTTAGAAAATTCAAAAAGGATAGAGAAAAATTATATTCTTTTATCTGAACTTTTTTTAACAGAAGATATTATCTTGGAAAACCCAAATTATAAATTGAATAAAGAAACTGGTACATATGTTCAAACAATATCCGCGATTGCTACATCAAATAAGATTCCTTGTATTCCTGGTGATATGATTGAGTATACTTTGTCATCGGATGGAGCTGTTTTCGTGACATATGATAATAACGGAAACGTGATTACTGTTGCAAATTCAACAGGATATTCTGATATTAAAACAGCAACACATACCTTTTTATCCGAAGAAGTAAGTTTCAGAGTGTCTGGATCTATTGATAGATACAATAAAGGACTTTATTCGTTGAAATACAAAGCTGGTCTTAAAAGGTTTGAAAAACTTGAAAATAATTTATCAATAGTAAATGCAAATATAGTCGATATTAATGATAACATTGCAGAAAACAGCAAGGATATAGAAAAAATTAAAAACAGTAATATAAACGAAAATTTAAAACCTAATGACACATATGAAACGGATGGGTGCATATATCGCTGTTATAATCCTTATAAAAATAGTGGAAATCTTACTTTGACAGGACAACTGCATTGTCATACAGTTGGTACTGGTAGCGGGGAAACTCAATATATGACGCCAGAGCAGTTATGCCAGTATTATAAGGATAATGGATATGATTTTATGACTATTACTGATTATAGTCACATTAACTATTATAATGGAAAACCAACACACCCTATAACTTTACCTGAAAATTTTGTATGGTTATGTGATAGCTTTGAAGTATCTATTCCAAGCGATGCAAAACACCCAATAAAGCATATGTGCTTATATAACATACAGGATAACATTACAATATCAGAATATAAAAGTATTCAAGATATGGTAGATATATGTAAATCTGTTGGTGGAATAATTTCAATGGCTCACCCTATGTATATTTCAACATACTATACATCTAATATGATGAAAGAAGTTGATAATGGATTACGATTTTGCGAAGTATATGACGGATTAATACACTCAAAAGGAGAAGAGAGACATCCCGATGATAAAGAAACAGATTTTGCATGGGAAACTCTTTTGGATAACGGAGTAATTACATGGGGAATAGCTATTTCTGATCAGCATGTTGCCAATGATTTTAAGAATGGCTGTGTAAAGGTTTTTAGTGATACATTGTCAAGAATAGAAATTATGAAAAATCTTTGCTGCGGGAATTTTTATGCAACAACAAATTCTGACAAAAAATTAAATAAAATATCGTTTGAAAATGGTGAAGTTATAGTTGAAACAGGAGATGCAAATGCTGTTGTTTCTTTTAAGAAAGAAAATGGTGAACTGTTAGATACTATAATAGGGGAAATGGCAAAATATAAATTAACAGGAACCGAAAAGTACGTGCGATCAATTGTTACATTTGAAGATGGTGAAAAAATATGGACACAGCCGATCATTAATATTTCAAATATGTCCGACAATTACTTTGCTTAATTAAAGGAAGATTTAGTTAACTAGATATGGAGAAAGATGCGGGAAATCCAGTTGTATTATATTATAACCTGAACAAGCCAATTGAACGAGACTTAACAACCATCCGAAATCCAATCCTACCAAGAATTAACTACTTATGCCGGAACAACGATTGTGTAGAATGATGCAGACTGCTATATGGAATGTACTTATAAGGCTAGTGGGAATGAGCAGGGGGACGCTTGCGAAAACAGAAAAATATAGAATGAAGAAAAGGAGTGATATTATGACACAGATTATTAATTACGTAAAACCAGAACTGGTGGTAGTATCTATTGCACTTTATTTTTTGGGAATGTGGATGAAAAGTTCCAAAAGAATCAAAGACAATGATATTCCTATTTTTCTCGGTGCAGTTGGAATTATTATTTGCGGTCTATATGTGATTGCGACATGTGACTTGTCTGGAATGCAGAGTATTTCGATGGCATTGTTTACAGCTGTTGTACAGGGAATTCTTGTAGCCGGACTTAGTACATACGTCAATCAGATTATTAAGCAGATTGGAAAGGATGAATAATCATGGCAACAAGTACTATTAATATTATTGTAATTTGCGTTTTTCTGCTTCTGATAACGAAGATCCCAAACAGAAAGGATAAGTAATGCTGACGCCTGAATATCTCTTCCATGTGACCGAGGGTGCGGAAAAGATAACATCGGACATGCACAAGAACATCATGGACATGATCGTTGATCGCATAATGGTGCGTATAGGTCGTGGGGAAGACTATCTCTTTACGGCTACGGACAGGTGGCAGATACAGGTGTTGCAAGAATCCGGATACTTACTGGAAGACATACAAAAAGAGATTGCTGACAAAACAAAAAAGCAAGAGAGAGAGCTTAAAAGCGCATTTGAAGAAGCTGGTATAAAAGCTATCGAGAGAGACGATGTGATATATAGGGCGGTAGGACTATCACCTACGCCCTTATTGCAATCTCCGGCATTGCTAAGAATACTGGAAAAAGATTTTAACGATACGTGTGGAGAATGGAGAAACCTTACACGAACAACGGCAGATGAAGCGCAGAAGTTGTTTTTGAAAGAGGTTGACACAGCTTACCGCATGGCATCAAGCGGTGCCGTATCATACACACAAGCTGTCAGAAATGCTGTTGAAAGGATGATACGGCAAGGCGTTAAAGTATCGTATCCGTCCGGTAGAGAAATGAGCATTGAATCAGCCACAATGATGACTGTCCGCACAGGTATAAGCCAGTGCGCCGGAGCAATCGCATTAAAACGAATGGAAGAATTGGAATGGGATACCATCTTAGTATCTGCACATGTGGGTGCACGAATTGGCGATGGCGGTAACAATCCAACGAACCACTTTTGGTGGCAAGGAAAATTCTATTCCAGGACAGGCAAAGACAAGAGGTTCCCGGACTTCCGAACATCAACAGGCTACGGAACGGTGACCGGTTTGTGTGGCGTGAACTGCAGACACTCTTTCGGATCCGGTGACGGTGAAAACAATCCATATGCGGATATTAACCTGTCGAGCGAAGACAATATCAAGGCAGAAGAGCGTGCGAAAAAGCAACGGCTTATGGAAAGACGCATTCGCAACAGCAAGAGAGAGATTCAGAATTTGCAGACTGCTATAGATGCAAGCGGAGATGATAAGCTTAAATTCGAATTGCAACAAATGTATGACCGCAAATCAGCGGTACTCAGACGGCAGAATAAGCAGTATCGTGATTACTGCAAAGAAAATGACCTTAAAGAATATTCGGAACGGCTACGGGTAGCACAGTGGGATAGGTCACAGGCTGTGAAATCAGCAAAAGCAGCACAGAGATATCTTAATGCGAAAGGTGATGTAAAATGAGTGGATTGACAAGAATGGCAAAAATGTGCAGAGAGTGTCCGTTTAAAGACAGGTGCAAGAATAAGCGGTTGGAGAAAGAAGCGTATCTTACACCTTTTACCTCACCGGTTATTGAAGATATGGCATCACCTGTATTAAAGGCTCATGATTACAGAAATGTAAAGGTTGCAGAAAACACGACAGTCACTATTGATGTAGAGGAACTGAAAGAGAGAATGCGAAAAGAGATATACAGACAAGCCGGAATCGGATTGAATTATGGAGCGTAACACATGGAACTAATAACACAGATACTTGCTATATGCGGTGCTATATCTGTTGTCGGCGGTGCTGTTGCTGTGCTTTCCGGGTGGTACAAATCATGGAAAGCACCAAAAGAAAAACAGGACAACCGTATTGAACAGATTGAAAAGCGAATAACGAGCATTGAAACATCTATCACAGGGATTAATCAGAAGCTTGATAACGATTATAAGAACATAAGGAATACGAGGGATGATATGAATCTATTAATGAGAAGTATGTTTAATTTGATCGAAAACAAAATCACAGGGAATAACATTGAGGGTTTAAAAAAAACTCGGGAAGAGCTTGTAAATGCTATGACGGACAAAAAACCAAAGGAATTATGAAAATATACTCTTTTACACGACCAGAACTTGACTATTTTGAGTTAGAATGCAACTTTACATCGGATGAATTAAAACTGTTCCGGCTCCGTGCTAAAGCTATGCCTTTAGAGGACTGTGCAGAACAAATGAATGTGAGTGTGTCTACAGTCAAGAGATTGAGTAAAAGAGTAAATGATAAGATTGAAAGGGTGGTATAGGCATGAACTTCGGAGAAGCCATAAAATGCATGAAAAAAGGAAAGAAAGTTACACGTAATGTATGGAAAGAAAACTTTTTTAATGGGAAAAGGCAGTTTATTTTTATTGGGAGAAACAAAGGTTTAACAACAAAAACGTTTCTTCCGATTCCACCAGAAGATGAACAATTCTCGGACTGCATTATGAGTTACACAAGAAAAGGAAGCTTTCAGCCAAACTGGACACCAACACAAGAAGATATGCTTGCGGAAGATTGGGAAATGTATCCGGCAGAGGAAACGGTAGTCGATGAAACGCCGAACATGACGGCAGATGCAATGATTGATCTAAAAAACCGTATCGGGTGGAATATTAAATTTTATTCTACCGGGGAAACAATTATTTCTGAACACATGGACTATCAAAAACTCTTAACCGGGGCAGAAAGTACATATGTGCTGTCGTTTGCTGTCCCTACAAAAAGTCTTGATGGTTTGTCAATGACAAATAAATGCCAAAATGTTATTGTTTCTGGACTTTTATTCAAAGTATATGCTTCTAGGAATATTGCTGACGATAGCCTTTGGCTCGTGACTGAAAGTGCCTTATCTGAAAAAGAATTTCACACGATCATAAGATTGGAGAGGTGATTATATGATACCTAAGATTTTTAAAATAAGTGGATATCTTATAGACCCGACAGGCAGACTTGAACCACACCACATTAAGGCAAAAATGCTTTACGGCTGTGGATTTCCACTTGTAGGACAACACATTCACGTACAGAAAGCAGAGATTAAGAAGCTGGATGAAAAGCATCCGCTTATGAGAGAGAACTGTGATTTGGCAGAATGCGAGAAGTATTTCAACAGCGAACCGCCGACAGTGAGCAATAGAAGAGTTGAACCCGGACAGGTGTGCAGGCACTTCAAGGGCGAAACAGTGAAAGTTCTGTATATTGCACAAGATAGCGAAATGCCGGGACAGTTCAAGGTAGTTTACGAATGCTCTAATGGCGTGTGGTGCAGACCTTATGGAATGTTTGTGAGCGAAGTAGACAGGAAGAAACACCCGGATGTGAAGCAGAAGTATAGATTTGAGTTAGTGGAGAAATAAATGCAAAAAGTAAATATTCTTGGAACTGAATACGAAATAATTAGAGAAGCGTTTGAAGAAGAAACGATTGATGGTTTTTGCGACTATACAGCGCATGTAATCAAAATCAGAAACAATAATGTAAGCGAAGTTGGTGATTTTGAAAAACTTATGAAAAAGCAATTAAGGCATGAAATCATACATGCTTTTCTTGCTGAAAGTGGATTACAGGCAAACTTTGAACATTATAAACAGTTCGGACATGAAGAAACAATCGTTGACTGGTTCGCCATTCAATTTCCTAAAATCATGAAAGTGTTTGAAGAACTGGGAGTACTGTAAGAAAGGACATAGAAAAATATGAAAGATTATGTAGAAGTAAACGAAGAAAAATGTGGTGAAGTCCATAATTGCATGTGTGCAAAAGAAAAAGATGGTAAAATGTACTGCCGTGGGTGCGGTAGTGTCATTGCGGAACATATTAAAAATTCAAAACGCGCAAAATAATAAGTGATACTTTTTAGAGACTTTAACGAACTGTTAAGGTCTCTTTTTTATGCGTAAAATGAAAGCATAGAGAACAACAAATGCTAATTTACAGGAGGTATGAGTATGAATCCATATATGTCATATACACCGTACATGCCACAGGATGCTTATATGCAAGACCAGATGGCATTACGACAACGGATAGACAACTTATCACAGGCTCAACAGCAATACAAGACACAGCCACAGCCGAATGTGAACTGGATACAGGTAGCCGGAATTGACGGGGCAAGAAATCAGATTGTACAGCCGGGAACAACGGCTTGGATGATGGATAACAATGCGCCATACTTTTATGTTAAATCTGTTGACGGCGTGGGAAGTGTTACGTTTAAAGCTTTTGAATTTCATGAGGTACAGGCGAACAATCCACAACCTGTAGCGGAAAACATGGACGCTAAGTACGTAACAAGAGAAGAATTCAACAAATTACTGGATACATTGAAACCTCAGCCGGAAGAACAGAAAGGGGAGCTGACGCATGAGTAATCCGTTAATGGGAATGATGGGAGGTATGCCGGGTGGCAACAGTCCATTCGGAATGATTCAAAGAATGATGGGGATGATGCAAAATACACAGAATCCTGGAGCAATGTTACAGAATATGGCGCAGAGCAACCCGAACATCAAAAAGGCTATGGATATGTGCCAAGGAAGAAACCCGAAAGATGTATTTATGGAGATGTGCCAGCAAAATGGCATGAATCCAAACGACATTATCAATAAAATAAAGTGATATCCGGACGGAGTGCACACGTCTTGATAAATAAAAGAAAAGGAGAACCAACATGAATGAGGGATTAAACACACTTAGTGCTGCCGATGTAGCAGCAGTCACAAGAAACAACGATGGAAACATGTGGGGTGACGGTGGATGGTTCTGGATCATCATTCTTGCTTTCCTGTTTTGCGGTAACGGATGGGGAAACAACAATGGAGCACAGGACGCTTTTGTCTCTGACGAATTCGTGAAAAGAGATATCTTTAACACAAATCAGAATGTGTCTAACACAGCTTGCGAGACACAGAGAGACGTATTAGAGAACCGCTATACCACACAGCTTGGCTTGCAGAACTTACAGGCTCAGCAGGCTCAGTGTTGCTGCAACACACAGAAAGAGATCTTACAGAGTAGATATGATGCAGCATTACAGGCACAGAACATGCAGGCACAGATGGCACAGTGTTGCTGTGATATTAAAGAAAGCATCTTGGCAGATGGACAGGCTACACGCCAGTTAATCCAGGATAACACGATTCAGAACTTGAGAGACAAGCTTGCTGATCGTGACAGAGATTTGCAGACAGCATATTGGCAGATCTCACAGGTATCACAGACCAATAACATTATTGATGCAGTGAGACCGACACCAAAACCGGCTTATATGTCTTGCAGTCCATACTTTGCGTATAACGCATTTGGCAATGGTTGCTGTGCAAGTGGGAATGTGATGTAAGTGAACGATATATCACTACTTGACTTTCTGACAGTGTACGGAGTTGCTTTACAGATTGCGAATTTTAACAGTGATCTATCACAGGCGAGTAATTCTGACATCGAAAAACACTTGCACGAACAAGACAGTAAGTATTTTTTAAAAATAATTGAAAACCAAAACAAAATCATAAGCATGTTGGAAGAATCCATATCTACGAAAAAGTAGTCTTGCGAAGATTAAAGAGAGTAGGCATGCGCTTGCTCTCTTTTTTAGAAAGGAGAAAAAATATGTTAAATTCTATTGCTAAAAACGCTCAGACAGTAGCAACAAATCAGAATGTATTATTTACGGAAACAAGAGTGAAAAGCCGTAGATGTGCTTGTAACACAGGGTGGCTTGCACATGACAACGGCAGTGGACTTTTTGAAATCACAAACCGTGGAAATCTGCCGATGGCGGTCGAAGTTGAGTTTAATGGAAATGTTACATCAGCTACAACAGGCGCAGTAGCGTTATCTATCAAACAGAACGGAGAACCGATTGCCGGTACAGAAATGGATTATACAGTAGCAACGGCAAATGTGTATCAGAATGTCGGAGCAACTACATTGATTGCAGTTCCGGCCGGAAGTAGCGTCACTGTATCGGTTGGCAACGTTGGCACAGTCGAAACATTGGTTAAGGATGCGAATATCATCATTAAAAAGCTCTCATAGAAAAGGGGTGAGTTTCTATGATTGATTTTAAAAGCAACCTAGATGTTAAAACTCCGAAAGAAATCTTTGCCGAAATCAATGAACGGTTTATCGGAGCGGTCATGATGCACGGACAGTTTGCTGACTACTTCGATTTCCTTGGCTTAAAAGGCTTTAAGCGGATGCATGAGTACCAGCACATTGCGGAAAGCTTGGAACGTAGGAAAGTGTGCCGATATTTTATAAACCATCACAATCAGCTTATTGATGATGTGTTTGATGGAAAAGTGAATGTTATCCCGGATGCGTGGCGAACGGCCAAACGGTTAAGCGTTGGGAAAAGCACAAAGCAGAAAGCCGTAGAAGATGGATTTGTTGAGTACCACAATTGGGAATCCGAAACAAAGGAAGTGTACGAACAGTACGCACACACACTAAGAGAAAACGGTCATGTGGCTGATGCTATGTTCGTGGAATGTTTGGTAGAGGATGTAAGCGAAGAATTAAAAACTGTAGAATGTATGATTAACGACCTCATATCTACCGGATACGACATGGTATACATCACAGAAATCCAATCGGAGATTCACGACAAATACAAAAAGAAAATGAAAGGAATCGGGGTGTAATAAATGAGCGAGATAAAAAAGATTTTGGAAGAACAGCTTGAACGTGAAAAAGCATCTGCAAAGAAAGACTTAAATATGTCTAACTTACAGGCAATGTACATGATTACATCTACATTGTGCAATATGAAATCTTTGGAATGTGAAAGCGTACCAGGGATGATTGCGGATGCATCAGAAAACCTTATCAAGAAGTACAGTAACGGAAAGTACGATAAAAACATTGATGCACTATATGACCAGTACATTATGGCGAAAGAGATGTATCAGCAGAACGGAGATCAAGCGCACAGAGACAAACTGATGGAAAGTGTCGGGAAACTTATGGTAGAAGTGTACGACATGCTTTCATCTATGGTGATGGATTCAGATTTTGCAGAAGAACGTAAAGAGATTCAAAGGCAAATCAAGAAGCTTGCGGAAATGTAAAAACATGGGTACGGAGTACTATATATATTAATGTTACGATATATACGGTGAATCACATAGGACATTTTCTTTTCTTGCTTGATACACATCCTTTCAATAAAGCCTAATAGCGGAATGCTGATTAAAGGGCGGTCAAACGCCCGTTAGGCTTTCCCCCTAAGGTTGCGGACTTGGGGAATCGTCATCTTATGTTACCTCATAAAGATATAATATGATAAAGCACCAGCTTTCCGCAAAGGATAGTGTACAGACCAGTACATGGAGTTATGTCCGGCTATCCTTTTTCTGTATAGAGTTAGTTACGGAACAATATGCAGATTGACCGTCAAATAGCCGTAACAGTGGTTGGAACTGTATAGAGGGAACACTTACACCAACCACTAACGGGATATAGTTCAATGGTAGAACAAAAGTCACAATCATCTCTTTTAAAAAAAGACTTATGTCCACGGTTCGATTCCGTGTGTCCCGATTACCCCGACAGAGGTTCATCTGTCTGAATCCCTACCGCAGACGAAGCGGTTAATAAGAGACGTTGAGGAGGATATGCAACATGAAAAATATTATTCAGATTATCAAAGATGCTGGTCTTGAAATTACAGATGAGCAGAAAAAGACAATCGAAGATGCAGTGAAAGAGAATTACAAAAGCGTATCTGACTATGATAAGCAGACACGAAAAGTAGAAACTCTGACACAGGAACGTGACAACTTTAAAACACAGTATGAAACAGCGAAAGAGACTTTGGACGGGTTCGAGGGAAAAGACTTCGATGCGATCACAAGAGAACGTGATGAGTGGAAGACAAAAGCTGAGAATGCGGAAAAAGAATGGAAAGACAAGCTTGATGCCAGTGAAAAAGAGTACAACCAGAAGATTGAAGAAAGAGACTTCAACGATGTTCTGACAAAGGCTCTTGCGGGCGAGAAATTCAGTTCTGATTTTGCCAAAACAGGAATCATCAACATGATTAAAGACAAGGGTCTGAAACGTGAGGGTGAAAAGATTCTTGGTCTTGATGATTACATGAAAGAACTGAAAGAATCTCAGAAAGATGCTTTCGTGACGGATGGTAAGACACCACCTGTATTCACAACACCTACAGAAAAAGGTGGAAGTGAACAGAAAGCAGAGCCGTTTGTTCCTGGAACTGTTTGGTAAAACCATACTGTGAACCGGCTATCAATAGAGGATAGTCGTTGACCTTAAAGAATTAGAGGAGAACAAAAATGGCAGAAACAACAAGAATTACATCATTAAACATGTTACTTGACCCAACCGGAAAAATGCTTCTTGCAGAAGAGTACGGAAAGGTCATCGAAAACGTCCAGAAGAACACTATTTCTGGAAAAATGAAGAATACCGAACTTTCCGGTGATCCGTCTGCCGGAACCGTAGAAGCAAAACGATTCGCAAATGCGACATCTAAGAATTACGGAACCGCCAGAGGTGCATCTAAAGGTGATGGAGTAAAAGGAAAGCCGGTTACGATTCCGATTGATGTAGATAAGGAAATCGTAGAAGAGGTTGAACAAAAAGACGTATCTCTTCTCGGAGTAGAGGGACTTATTGCAAAAAGAACAGCAAACCATGCGCTTAGAATGATCGCAGAACTCGACACTGAGTTCTTCAAAGTTGCCGGAACAGATGCGACAGAAGTTGATTTAACAGGTATTACAGCTATTGAGGAACAGGCTGAAACCATGATTCAGCAGTGCGAAACTACCAAGAATGAATATGTGGACGGAGTACCACGTTCTATGATGAACATGATCTGTACACCGAAATTCTACGGAAAAATCCGCACATATCTGGACAAAGTTACAGTGCCGGGTGTTGGCGTGGCTGACGAAGAGTTCTACGCTTATCATGGCGTAAAAACATTCTCATGCGTGCACATGCCGACAGACGTTGATGTGATCGTGATGGTGGATGGAGCTATCGCACAGCCTGTTAAATCCACACCATACAGTGCTGAGAAGATTCCTCTTTCAGAAGCATATGGCATTGAACTCTTCTACCATTACGGAACAAAATCTGTAATGCCTGACCTTATCTTTAAAAATAAGAAAGGTGAGTAAGCATGAGACGGTTTGAAGACTTGGAAACAGGAAGAATTTTATCAACTGAGCATGAAACGAGTGCTCAGTTGATGGAGAACAATACAAACAAATACAAAGAAATTAAAGGCGAAAACAAAGGCAGAAGATCTACCACAAAAGCAGATCAGAAGTAGCAGGGTGAGTATTATGGCGTACACAGATTATGAATTTTACAAAAACGAATTCTATGGTGATGCTGTTCCGGAAAGTAACTTCCTAAAATATGCAGATCGTGCCAGTGACCGCATAGACCAATATACTTTCGACCGCCTTGTAGACGGACTTCCAGAAAATGAGCGAGCTAAAACGAAAGTACAAAAGGCTGTCTGTGCGGTTGCTGATACCATGTATCAAATTGATCAGATTAAAAAGGCTTTTATGGATACAATAGGAACTATACAGAGAGAAGATGGGACGGTCGTTAACAAGGCCGTCTCTTCTGTTTCTTCGGGGAACGAAAGCATATCCTATGTTACTGGAAGTAATATAAGTAGCAATGTGTATGCTCAGGCAGCTATGGATAAAAAAGTGGAAAATGCCTTGTTGCTAAACGTTGCTACAGAGTATCTTGCCGGAGTAACCAACGACAAGGGCATTTGCCTTTTGTATGCCGGATTATGAGGAAAGCGTGTTAAGAATCATCAATAAATTATTTTGCAAACACAAAAAGAAAATCCATGCCGGAACGTATCTGGAAGATATCGGAAATGGGATAAAAGAAACAAGGCACATATGGAAGTGTAAAAAATGCGGTAAGAAGTTTTATTAACGAGAGGTGATACCAATGTATGACAAAACCATAACTGTATTCAACAAATATGTGAATCAAAAGGATGAAATATTTTGGTATCCGACCGTAATTAAAGGTGTCCAGCTCATTGTTGATAAATCTGCAAACATTGAAAAAACAGGACTTGATACGGCTGACACGGCAACGCTCCATGTTCTGTATCGTATGGTATCCAATGAAAAAGTAGTAGCTGGCAAAAAGTATCTTGAGCCTAAAAAATGGGCGAAACAAATTAACGATACACTTGGACATACCGTCACATTTGCAAGCGGTGACTTTTTCATTGAGGGCGAACATGACGAAAAGATGATAGAAGACGAAGACTATCAGAGCCGGAGAGACGGTGGCTTTTACGATTATATGAACAAAAATCACGACAATGTATTCTTAATCACCAATGTCGGAACATACACACTTATCCCACATTTTGAGATAGGGGGAAAGTAAATGGCACGTAGCAGAATGTTCCATTTTCCGAACATCTCGATAGTTGAAGCTGACATCAAAGTGAATGTGAATCTTGACCGATTCGAAAAGCAATTCCAAGATGCTCAGCTTTGGTTAGATGAACAGGTATGGACAGGCACAAAAAAGTATATTCCACAAAGAGACGGGATGATGATTGATACAACTAATACGCAGAATGAAGCCTTGAAAGGTAGTGGAAAAGTTTATGCCGGATATGGTCCTTACGTAAGATATCTGTACATGGGGAAAGTTATGGTAGACCCGGAAACAGGATCACCGTGGGCGAGACCTGGGGCGAAAAAGGTGGTAACAGACCGTGATATTCAGTTCTCAAAGGAACCAAACCCTTTTGCAACAGATCATTGGTTTGATGCTGCTAAAGATGAATTTTGCGATACATGGGTAAAAGGAGTGAAGAAACGTGCAGGCGGTGGATAGTAAAAAAACAGTGAAATACGATGTTGACGGATACGACATTGTAACAAATGCACTTAAAGATTTGCTGAATCAGTATCCGGGATTGGAAACCGGAGAAGTGTTTAAATTCTCCACCATGAAAGAAGATGATGGAATAGCATTCTATCCGGTATCCGGTGCGGTGGTTGCACAGGAGAAAAAATCGATAACAGGTAAGGTGAATCAGCTTTGCAATTACCCATTTTATATCGTGTACAGGACATCCCGTGATTCTCCGAATATGAAAGCGGATATCAAGGAATTTCTTGATAGTGTAGGTAAATGGTTGGAACGACAAACAGTCGTGATTGATGGCGAAAAGCATAAGCTTACATCTTACCCAACACTTACAGAGGAACGAAAAATAGAAGAGATTACAAGAATCACACCATCATACCTTGACAAAACTTACGAAAACAATGTGCAAGACTGGGTGATTAGTATGTCTCTCAAATACAGAAATGTATTCATAAGAACTAATTAACCGGACATCAATTGGAGATGTTCGCTGACCGTAAAAAGTTAACGGTAGAAAGGACTATAATATGGGAAATCTTAGCAGAGAAGCACTCGCACATTATCTGGACTATAGTTTCAAGCAGACAGTAGCAAGTGCTACGTGGGAAATCCTTGGTGATGACATTGACGATATGTCGGTCGATCTGAACCCGGATACAGAGACGAAGAAGAACATTCTTGGTCAGACAAAAACAACAGATAATGGATATGAGCCGTCTATGGATGCAGATACATACTATGCAAACCCGGACAAAAAGCTGTATCCGAAGATTAGGGATATTGCAATGAAACGTTTGAAAGGAGCGGACTGCAAAACACTTATGTTGGAAGTCCTTGTGGAAGATACAAGTGCGACAAACCACCTTGCATATGTCGAAGAGGTTATGGTAAAACCTCAGTCTTATGGTGGAGATACATCTGGTGTAAACATTCCGTTCAAGGTGTCTTCCGATGGAAAGAGGACAGAGGGATATGTAAGTGCTACTTCGCTTGCTTCTGGCAATCCAGAATTTACGGCCGGAGCAATCCCACATAGTCTTTCTACAGGAAAAGAAGTACTGTAACGCTTTATTAACAGGAGGAATAATATGAGCAACAAGTTACCAAAAAAAAGAAATGATAGCGAACTGGTTATTAAGATAAATGATGGCCGAGTCAAAATTCCGATCAAAAACCAGTTTGGTGAAATTATTGGAAATATAGTGTTTGCACCGACTGACACTAACATTGTTGACAGATACGAAGAAGTCGTTCGATTTTGGAAAAATTACAAGATGCCGGAAGATGACAGCATTGAAGCTGCCAGAAAAGCAGAAAAGGAAATTGCAGAGAAAATGTCTTATCTGATTAATGGAGATGCAGAAAAAGCGTTTTTCCAGGTTCTCGGACCGTTTTCGCCAATGAATGATGGAAGAATTTTCCTCGAAATTGTAATTGATAGTGTTGCAAAAGTCATTGAAACAAAACTGAACACAAACGTAACGAAGGTACAGCGCCGTGTAAATAAGTACGTGGCCAAGTACCATAACTAATGGATGTCTGGAAACTTCCAAAATCTGTTAGAGTAAACGGCAAAGAATATCGAATACGCTCAGATTACAGAGCCGTGTTAGATATTCTTTGTGCTATTAATGATCCCGATATAGTAGCCGGAATGTCAGAGGAAGAAAAAAACTTGGAGATATACACAACGATTCTGGCTATATTCTACGAAGACTTTGATAATCTTCCGATAGAAGACTGGGAAGAAGCTTTAAAGACGGCGAAAGAGTTTATCGACTGCGGATTTAAGGGAGATAAGAAAAAACCGCAACTTATGGATTGGAAAAAAGATGCAAAGATTCTAATTCCGGCCATTAATAAAGTGGCACATGAGGATATTCGTGAGAAAGAGTACTTACATTGGTGGACGTTCATGGGACTTTTCATGGAGATTGGAGAATCTCTATTCAGCACTATCACTAACATTCGTGAAAAAGTCTCGAAAGGGAAGAAATTGGATAGTTGGGAAAAAGAATTCTATTCTAGCAACAAAGAACTTGTTGATCTTAAAGCGACACCAGAGCGAAGCGAAGAAGAAAAAGAAGAATTAAGAAGAGTATTCGGACTCGTAAATAATTAACCGGGTATCATGTGGAGATACCCGCTGACCGCAAATATTTAGCGGTAGAAAGGACAATACATGACAGAAGATGGAAGTATTGTTATTAACACAAAAATCAGAACTGATGGCGTAAAGGCGGGTTCACAAGAAATTGAAGCTGGATTACGAAGAGCAGCAGACAGGGTGAATAATTTGGGAACGTCTGCAAAAAACGCCATCAACAAGCAAATAGATGCTTTTGCAAAACTGAATAACGAATACAGCGCACAAGAACAAAAGGTAGAATCGTTACGGCAAAAGGTAGCATCCTATGCAAATCAGAACATTCCTACTACGGAATATAAGAAGTTACAGGATGAGATAAAAACCACTACGGAAAAAATGAACCAACTCATAAAGGCACAAGAGTGGTTTGTTTCTAATGGTGGAGATATCAATTCTAATATATATAAAGATCAGCAACGTACTTTGGATGAGTGGTCAAATTCGATCGAAAACGCTAAAAATAAATTGGCTGATTTAGAAAAAAGTGGCAAAGCGTTTAAAGAAATTAAGAGTGTAGAAGCTCCGCAAGCCGAAGTTGAAAAACTTGCTGCTGCGGAAAGAAGACTTGCTGACATGCAGAACAGGTTGAATACATCGTATTCTGACATAAAAAACAAACTCGGAAGATATGACATGGAATTACTCTCTCTTAAAGATAAACTCTTTGGCGTTAATAATGCGAATAAAAAGACAGAAAACTCTAATTCAAAGTTAAACAGATCATTTAAAAACACGAGTAAATCAGCCGGATCAGCAAGAATGAGTATCGGAAGAATGCTTACGATGTCTGTATTGTTTAGCAGTGTTTTTCGAATTCTTAGTGCTCTTACACAAGGGATTATTGGTGGATTTAACAATCTTGCTCAATATTCCAAAACCACAAACGCAAATATATCTACTTTGTGGGGAAGCCTTATAAGATTGCAAAACGCATTTGCTACAGCTTTCAGTCCGATTCTGGAAGTTGTGACACCGATACTGTCACGATTCATTGACCTTATCAGCACAGCCATAACCTATGTAGGAATGTTTTTCGGGTATCTTGCCGGGAATAAAACATACACAAAGGCACTGGCAGTACAAAAAGATTATGCTGCCAGTCTGGACAAGACCGCCAAGTCTACGAAGAAAGCCACAAAAGCAGCGAAAGACTACCTGTCACCCCTTGATGAAATTAATCGTTACACAACAAATAAGGATACCGACACAACACCGTCTGGATCCGGTGCAAACGGAACACCAATCAGCAAAATGTTTGAAGAAGTTCCAATAGATGCACCGCCGATTTTCGAAAAAATCAAGGATGTGCTGGGGCAGATATTCCAACCATTTAAAGAAGCGTGGGAACGTGAGGGAAAGAACACAATTGATGCTGCTAAGTATGCATTATCGGAACTTGGAGCACTGGCAAAGAGTGTCGGCAGTAGTATGTTGGAAGTCTGGACGAATGGTACAGGCACACAGATACTGTCTACCATGTTACAGATCGCACAGGGATTGCTTACAACGATTGGAAACATCGCAAGGCAATTAGATATAGCATGGAATAAAAACGCCGTAGGAACGGCCATTATACAGGCTATAGCAGATGCTTTCCAAAAGGTGCTTGATATCATCAATCGTCTTGTGTGGGATACGGCTCAGTGGGCGGGATCATTGAACTTTTACCCGTTACTTAATTCGATTAAGAATCTGTTTGAATCTATGTCACCGCTGATAGAAGCTATTGGAAGTTTCTTAGAAAGATTGTATACGAACATTATATTACCGATGCTTACATGGCTGATAGAGAGCGGTCTTCCGGCGCTTATTAATGTACTTGCTGGCTTGTTTGATTTCCTTGGTGAACATCAGTGGATTGTTGATGCCATTGGTACAGCATTAGTTACAGCGTTTGCTACATCAAAGATAGTTCCTTTAATTGCAACTATATCAAGCGCAGTTCTTGGATTTGCTGGACACATAGGAACATTAATTGACATTCTAAAAGGCGGTGGTGGATTAATTGGCGTTATCGGTCAAGTAGTTTCTACGTTTGGCATTGTTCCTATTTCAATAGCAGCAGCAATAGCAGCAATCATATTAATAGCTACTCACTGGGATCAACTTAAAGCTGTAATGTCAAAGCTTATAGACTGGATAAAAGGGGTATTTGCCGTTGATTGGAATGCTCAACTCGGAGTATTGGGCGAGGGAATAGAAGTTTTATTAAGTACCGTGAAAGGTGTTTTTGACAGTATAAAGCAGATATGTTCTGGATTTATCTCATTCTTTAAATTAGTTTTTACAGGTCAATTCAAGGCTGCCGGAAAAGAATTATTGAACATTCTTCGAGCCGAAGCAAATATGATCTATTCGATATTCAAAGCCCCGGTCAATGAGGTTATTGCTTTGTTTAATGCAATGGGACAGACGATTGTCAAAGCAATTAATAATCTGATTGATGGATTGAATCATATTAAGGTGCCGGATTGGGTTCCGGGTATCGGCGGTAAAGGAATCAATCTTTCTCATGCGAACTTCACGAGGGTTCCTTACCTTGCACAAGGGGCGGTTATTCCGGCCGGAAATCCGTTTTTAGCGGTGCTTGGTGACCAGACAAAGGGAAACAACTTGGAGATGCCGGAAAATCTGTTAAGAAAAATCGTAAGTGAAGAAAGCGGTAAAGGCACAGGAATGATAAAACTTGTGGTAAATCTGGACAGCAGAACGGTACTTGAACAGCTTATTAATACAGCAAAAGATATGCAGATGTCCAATGGACAGAATGTATTCGAACTCGGGAGGTAGGTAAAATGGCACAGCAAGTGATTAAGATTAATGGTCGGACTATTCATCAGCCAGACACATTCAAATTCAGCTTTGCCACTACCTCTACAGAGGGAACAGAGCGATTAATGAGTGGCGTTATGTGCAATGAACCGATGTTCACGGTAGAATCTTACGCTTATGAGGGAAGCGACATAAGCATATCGGAAATGGCAAGCCTTTTACAGATGATTGTAAATCAAAGGCAGGTGCAACTATATTATTTTTCCGTGTATTACGGAAGATGGAGAGAAGCACCGTTTTACGTCACACAAGGAAGTGTAGATATCGGGACATTAAAAGAGGGAGAAGAAAAGTACAAATCCCTTAGTTTTAACATAATCGGGGTGAATCCACTATGATACACATTAGCAATGCATATAAGAAAGCTATATACGGACGTAGTGACTGGCATCCATCTGCAAGGGTTACTTTCTTGGATGGCACAGTGTTAAATCTCGGGAAATCTGAATTTCTAATATCCGGAAATAACATTGTTGATGGAGCTGGTACACAAAGCTTGCCACTCGGTAATGTTGTGTCCAGAAAAATTACAGTAAAACTGTACAACGCAGATGACAGATATAGAGTCCATAGCTTTCTCGGTGCAAAGATAACATTGTATAAGTCAATTAGCACGGATATAGGTGATCTGACTATAAAAAGCGGTACATATACCGTTATTGATCCAGAAAGCTATGGAGATACAGTAAGCTTTTCTGCTTACGATGATGCATATAAGCTTGATCGTGATTATACAACGCATTTAAAATATCCCCTCAAACTGTCTGAAATATTGATAGATTCTTGCAGAACGTGCGGAGTACAGTTAGACACAGTACATTTTAACGGAGAAGATATAACCGTAAAAGGAGCACCGACAAACACCACTCACAGACAGGTTGTTGGATTAATATCCATGATCGCTGGTGGAAATGCATGGATGAATGCAGACAACCATTTGCAGATTACAGATTACGACATGACACTTTTTGATGGAATGACTGATCTTGACGGTGGGTGGTTTGATGATCCAAGACAAAACTATGACGGCGGTCAATTTGAGACAGACATCATTACTGAAAAGTATGTGACATATTCAAATATGGACGGTGGAAGTTTTGGTGATGATATTAATGAATTTTTTTACGATGATCTTGACTGGAACAAAGAGTTGTACGCAAGCGGTTCCAACATGGACGGTGGCTATTTTGACGATGGATTAGAGCTGTTAACGGATGATTCTTGCGGGATTATGTATCGTTCGGTAGAACGCAAACAGAGAAATCCTTATCACTTAATATCAAAGCAACATGATGGATTCCGGCTCAGAGACGGACGTACATTAGGTGTTCATTTGGTAGATGCGGAAGAGACAAGTGGATATATTCTTTCCGATGCCACTACTTACTACACAAGCGGAAACAATGCCGATGATGGAACATTTGAGTTGGCTGATAATTTCCACTTTTTAACACAGTGGAAGATCGGATTAACAACCGGAGTTGAAAATATAAAGATTACAGGCGTGCAAACAACGGATAATGAAAACACATATACTTACGGCACTGATGGGTACATTTTGTCAATAGAAAATTCGCTTATTGAAGATAAAAATCTTCTTGTAAATACAGTGGGGGCAAAGCTTGTAGGATTAACATTTATGAATTTTTCTGGTGAACATTTATCTTATCCTTTGGCAGAGTTTATGGATCTTGCCTATGTGATTGATCGTGCCGGAAAGACGAACAGGACGATTCTTACAGACATTACATTTAACTTCCTTGGATTTACTCAACTTAAATGCTCGGCTGAAAATTCTGTGAGAAACAGTAGTAAATATGTAAGCGCAGAAACCAAAGCTATTCAAAAATCTTCGAAAATTACCGAAAAAAAGATTAGTAAATATGATGAAGCCGTTCAGTCCCTTACAGCCTTAATGACACAGGGGATGGGATTTTTTAAGACCGAAGAAATCAAAGAAGATAAATCAGTTATATTTTATCTCCACAACAAAGAACGGTTGGAAGATTCGAACATTATCTGGAAAATGGTTGGTGATGCATTTGCGGTGTCTACAGATGGTGGTAAGACATGGAACGCCGGTTTGGATTCTAATGGAAATGCAGTAGTTAATGTACTTTCCGCTGTAGGTATTAACTGTGACTGGATCCATTCTGGAACTCTGACACTTGGTGGTTACAACAACACAAACGGTCATTGCGCTATCGAAAATGCGAGCGGAAAAGTTGTCGGAACATTAGGGGTAAACGGATATTACTCAAATGATCCGAGCGACAAATATGCCATTAGGATAAATAATGGACATGTTGAAATATATGGTGGCAAAGGTACACTGGTCGGAATAGTAGAATATGTAAAATCTACAGGCGATGGTTCAGAAGGACTGAGTATATATGCATATGGTGGTAGTGGACATTCTTCTGTAATCCTTAAAAATAATGGAACTACCGAGATATGGGGCAATTCAATTAGCATTAATACAGACAAGCTTATAACTGGAGGAAGACAAACAAAAACTGGACGTGCAGTATTCTCGGACGGAAGTTACTTAGATTACAAAAATGGGAAATTGGTCGCTGGAAGAACAGCAAGCGGTACGGTATTTTAAGGAGAATAGTATATGACAAAAACAGAAAGTGCGGTTCAATGGGCTATCGGAATAGCCAACGACAACCGGCATGGCTACAGCCAAGCTAATCGGTGGGGAAATCCAGATTATGATTGCTCCTCTCTTTTGATATCGGCATGGCAACAGGCTGGAGTTCCGGTAAAATCAAACGGTGCCACATATACCGGGAATATGTATAACGTTTTTCGGGCATGTGGCTTTTCCGATGTTACATCAAGCGTTAATCGTTCAACAGGTGCCGGTATGCAACGAGGGGATGTCCTTTTGAACGTAAAGTATCATACAGCTATGTATATCGGTGGAGGACAGATGGTACAAGCTTCATCCAGTAGAGGGCATCCAGAACCAGGAGATCAAACGGGCACAGAGATATGGGTTTGCAGGTATTACAATTACTCAAAAGGATGGAATTATGTACTACGATATACTGCCGGGGGAGATTCTGGCAATGGCGGAGGACAGGGACCAATACAACCGCCACCCGGAGTTTCGCTTGTACAGTGGATTCCTGGATAGAAAGGAGAATATATATGGCAATTCAAATGCGTAGGGGACAATTAAAAGATTTTGATGCAAACAAGATGCTTCCCGGAGAATTTGCAGTTACTATAGACGAAGCTGTAGAAGATCAAAAAGTTTTTATATGCTTTTCTGCAGGGACAATAAAAGAACTGGCTACAAAACAAGATTTTGAAGCTGATTTAAAAAGCATACAGCAAGCCATAAAAGATGCGAATAATGCATCGAAAAAGGCACAAGATGCTATAGATAAAGCTAATCAAATTGTGGCCGGGAAAGTCGGTATCGATGACACACGGACCAGTACGTCGACTGTATATTCTTCGCATAAAAGTGATGAAATATATGTAAAGAAAACAGATTATGATAATCTTGTGAAAAAAGTAGAGACGCTGGTAGACGATTTGTCTGACGCAATAGTAAGTAGGTGATAAAATGGCAGATGTATATATAGAAGAATTAAATAAAGCAGATAGTCTTTCGGATGATGATGTTGTCTTACTCCACACCAAAACCGAAGATTTACAACTAACTATCGGAATGCTGAAAACTTTAATGACAGTAGAAAAAGCCATAAAGCTTGCTGCTCCGTTTTTGGTATCTATAACAGGAGATGCAAGTGGGAGTGGAAATACAGATGGTAGAGAGACGCTTACAATCAAATTATCGAACATAAAAGCTTCGAGTTTGAAGAATAGTATTAAAATTAATGGCACAAATTTTGACGGAACAGAGGGAATTACTACAGAACGATGGGGAGCAGAAAGAACTGTAACGATCGGTGGATGTGAAAGAAAAGTAAACGGAGAAACAGATGTTAACTTTCCGGCAAATGAAGTTTTCTCCGGATCCGGACAACCTTATGTCCCGACAGCCGGAGGGAGTATGACGGGAAACCTAAAAAGGGAAATAAATGAATCAAGTTATAATTTGTTTGAAGCAACTACAGAAAGCGAAGAATCTGGCGTTTCAGTAAAATTAAAATTTGGTGATATTAATGCAAATATTGTTATTCAAAGTCGTTCACAACCTTATTGGCATAATGGAGTAAATTTAAAAAAAATACTTACAGAAGACGATATCTATGAACTTGAACGAAGAATTTCAGAACTTGAAAGCATGGCCACGCAAACATTAGCAGTAGCAAAGGAGGATGATGCAAATGGCTAATGAAAATTTAAAAGTGCAGAAAATATACGGAAAATACATAAAAGATCTTCCACAAGTCACAGAAGTGAACGATACAGATGATATTATCATAGAGGATTCTACTCCAATAACAAGCAGGACGAAATTAGGAGTTCTGTTTGATTCCATTAAAAAAAGAATTGCATCTACTTGGAGATTTACAGAACTAAACAACCAAACTATCGTTGAATATGCTAGTGAGTTAAATAAAAATATAATTAAAAATACAGATGAACAGCAAATATACACTCTATATGGCGGTCTGGTAAAGGTGGTATCTGGCAGTAAGATCGTCGATATAGCCATGAACATTGGTTACGCAAAAATATTTTCTACCGAACAGTTAAAAAGCTTGTTCGGAGACGATTATGTTACACCACGGCTTATCGTAAAAACGTACAATGGAGACGATGAGGCACAAGAAGTGCATTTTTATGCCCCAGAAATCTGGAAGGGTGAAATATTCCAGTATTTCTATCCTGCAAATCGAGAGGGGCCAATGCGAGTTAATTATAGGTTGGAATATGTGTATCCATCCGCTTAATAAGTAAGCGCATACTTCGGCGTGCATTATAGGATTCGGCCGAAAATTCCCAATCATCGTAAACTTGGAACTGACCAGTAGTTACCTCGTTAGCCGGGATAGGTTCTGGATTAAGTTGTTCTCTGTACACGATTTCGCTGGAACTATTATATACATAAATTCTGCAATATCCGGCTGTTGACGAAAAAGCAGCTGCAAACTGGATTTTTCCAGTATGCTCTATCTTATACTTTGCATTTCTCTGAAAAGATATAAGAGTTTCTCGCCTTTTAACAGAGGGTGAGAAACTCTTATATCTTTATTTAATTCAGAAAAATACGGGAACGATATTTTTCTGAACTTTTGCCATAATTATAGTATCTTATAGAAAGGAAATGAAAAAAAATGAATGAAGAGACCACTTGTGAAGTAATCAAAAGCTGTGCCTACGGTTATACTGTAGACGAATTGGCAGAACACTACGGCATGGAAAAAGCAGATGCAGAAAAGTTTGTGAAAGAGCATGCAACTGAGATTGCGGAAACGAAAGAACATTTAAAACAGGAGGGATATATTGAATAGGGTAGTCGATGTTTCTGAACATAACGGGAACATCGACTGGACTAAAGTAAAAGCATCTGGCATTGTAGGTGCTATCCTTAGATGCGGATATGGACAAGATCAGACCGGACAGGATGATAAAAAATGGCTGAGAAATGTATCTGAATGTGAGCGTCTTGGTATTCCTTACGGTGTATATCTGTATTCTTACGCAAAGACTACAGGTGCAGTACAGGGAGAAATCAACCATGCATTAAGACTTCTAAAGGGACATTCTCCGGCATGGCCTGTATATTTTGACAGCGAACAGCCGGGAACACAGGGCGTTGCAAAAGCCAATGCAAAAGCATTTTGTGACGCAATGGTGGCACATGGCTATAAAGCCGGAATTTATGCATCTACATCTTGGTATAAGAACTATATCGGTCAGACATGGGGATATTCTCTGTGGATTGCATCTTACGGCTCTAAATCTGCCGGAGTAGACGGAATTGATATGTGGCAGTACACATCGAAAGGCTCTATTCCTGGAATTCCTGGAAATGTAGATGTAAACTATCTCTATAAGGATTTGGGCTGTACGGTAACTCCAGTACAGAAACCGACTGTAGCACCGGCACCTAAACCGGTAGATGAATCTTGGAAAGGTGACAAGAGATATTACCTGGAAAACACCCGTGTAGGGGCATGGCAGAAAGCCATGAACAAAGGGTTTGATACCAACGCACTGTCTGTTGATGACAAATTCGGTGTCGGCTCACAGAATTTTGCTAAAACGCATATCTTATGGGCAGGGCAGACACACAACTGTATCACGGCTATCAGATGGCTTAGACGCACACTCAGAGACGTATATGGCTTTACAAAGCTGTCTTATAATGAGGGGTGGACAGACTATCTGACCACATGTGTGAAGAAGTTCCAGAACAACAGGGATCTCACACCGGACGGAAAAGTAGGACTTATAACAACCTACTGGCTCTTATCCGGCGTTGTGAAATAAGATAAGAGCATTACACTTTACATACAATACCAAAAGATCCCACTACTGTTTTCTCGCCAGTAGTGGGATCTTGAATTATTTATTAATTACATACTTTATATCTTTCGTTGACCAGAAATCAGGTGCAACATTAATTTCGAAGTTCTTATAGCCTGTAGGTACTTGATATACAATGATTCCGTTCATCTTCTTTCCAGAAGCAACTGATCCGTCTAATTGCGTCTTTCCCTCTGCTTCTGGTGCTTGCTGTCCGAGAATGTCTTGATTCAACGAAAAATCATCGCAATAAGCTTCAAAGTTCGCTACAGAACTAATATTGATATCTTTTGAAGAATTGTTCTCGATGTTAAATTCAAGTATCAAAAACTCTTTTCCATCATCCGGTTTCACATATTCACTTCCGGCTGATTCTGTGGAACTTACCAATGTTACATTAACGTCTTTAAGAGATACTGTTTCACCGACCTGAAATTCTTTTTTCTCATCCACTGTTCCAGATTTAGAACTTTCATCGTTTTTACCAGAAGAAGTGCTTACTTTTTTAGGTTCACTTTTGTCTCCTCCTGTCAACGATCCTATAGCTCCAATTACTACGAATACTCCGAACACTATAAGTATAGTTTTAAGACATCCACCTTTTTTCTTTTTCACTTTAATTCCTCCCTCATTATATAGTATGCTATGATTATATTCTATTAAGTATTTTTCTTTTCTTTTCTTCGAATTCTTGCTTATTGATTGCTCCACAGTCAAGAAGTTCTTTCAATGTTTTTAACTGATTTAGATCATTTACGATTTCTGCGGTAGATTCTGGTTTTTCACTTATCTTTTTGTTTAGAAAATCCATAAATTCTTTATATCTTTTTTTGTAATCTTTTCCTATAACCGAAAGAAGTAAAGAATTTGGATCATTTTTAACCGCCTTCTTCCATCCTTTGTCCATCCATTTTATTTGCTTGGCCTGTTCTCCCGGAATTATAAATTGTATATATCCAGGTCCCCACCAAACACTTGGTTCCTTGCATGTTATACCGCTAATGTTTTGATAATAGAATTTTCTCCCTTGTTTTCGAGAATCTGTTACATACATAGGAATAATTTCTACATATTCATCACAAGCAACAAGTTTCCCGAAAAAGCTATCTAATTCCAAGACCTTTTTATTCTGCATATAAGTACCTCCGCATACATAGTATGCTATCTTCTTAATACCGCAATCACAACTCCAAACCTTACCCATTGTTCCATGTCTTCAAAACTATTTGGATCAACTTCTATGACATCACCGAAGCCGTTGATCGGGACTAACTTTATCTTACCTCTCTGCACATACCGCCTTATATACGCACGTCCTGTTTCTTTATGTATAATAATCACGGTATCACCGTTTCTTGGCACTCTTTTGGATATGCAGATGATATCACCCTTTACATATACAGGGAGCAAGTGGTTGCTCGTTATCTTTATGCCACAATGTAATGTCTCGCCGTACTTTTTTATGTATTCCGGGCAGTATATCCGTTCTTCGTGTGAGGAATCCAATATCATACCGTCAGCCATCTCACCAGTGAGACATAGAACATCCAACATGTTTTCAGGATCCGTTTCCAACACTTTCATAGAGATTTCATAATCCATCTTGCCAAGAATATACGCACGTTGTCTGTCGGTCAATTGCCTGTACTTTCCCAATACCTCGTATTCCTTAGAAGAATGCCCTAAGAGATCAGGGATAGATTTATGAGTTAGTTCCGACAACCTTAGTGCTAAGAAAACGTCAAGATTATTAGTCTTCCGTGAAACGATATTTTTGTATGTGGACACAGAAACACCCAGCATCTTGGAGAAGAGAACTTGCGTAAAATCAAGGCTTTTCCGCTCTTCTTCGATGTTATGTGCAAAGTTATCCAACATTTCTCTTTTCGTTAACATTATGTCACATCCTGTCGAAAAGGCTAATATCTTGGCTATTTTTCACTTTTTTTGTAAGAAAAATACGATATTTTAGCCAACATCTTGACTATGGTTTTGAGTTATAATTTATTTAAGTATTACAATGTATCATTATAAAACAAAAATGGCACTTGTCAAGCCATTGATAGGAGGTAATCTAATGGGAAAGGACGAAATGAACAGCAAGAGCAACAAAACATGGACTGATACTTATGAAAACGAAATCAAGCGGATGATAAAAGGCATCCGTGACCCTCGCCTAATGCGGTACATCTATCTTATAGTAAAAGATGCTATCAGTGAAAACATTGACAGATAACAAACATATGTTCTATAATGTAAGTAATCGCTACTGGAATGACGTGTCGGGATATTGGAGGGATTTATGTGGACGAAGAAAGAAATTGGTACATAGAAAGAATAACTAAGCTTATAAATCAATGCGATGATATAGAAGTGCTTAAAATCATACATCGCATCGTAGAAAAACTTATAGGATAATAAGAAAAGGACAAGGGTTTGCGCATTACCCTTGTCCTTTTCTTATTTCCTAGGAATAGAATCAATTATTTTTTCGAGAGTGTCCCATCCGTCGTCATCCAACTTTGCCAAAGCTGAAATCAATTGTTTTTTGAAACTTTTTTCGTCTGCTGAAAGTATGTCAGATAATAAATCTGCAATTTGCTCATTCTTGGATTTCTCCAAAAACATTTCTGCATCTTCACCACGTAACCAATTTTCGTTTACATTAAAAATTCTGCAAATATCTTTTACAGTTCTGTCTGCAAGAGATCTATTCCCAGTTTCTACCAAAGAAATGTAATTCTTTGTCAAATTCACCTTTTTAGCAAATTCCTCTTGTGACATTTTCAGCTCTTTGCGCAGAAGTTTCAAACGATTTTCCATGTTATCACCTCCTTACAATTGTATAGTATCACATATGTCATACAAAGTCAAACTTTTTTACAAAATAAAGGTTGACAAGTATGACTGTGTATGGTATTATAATCACACAAAGTCAAACAGGGAGGTGATAGCAAAGATGAAAAGAAAGATAGACCAATCAACGGTAGCAATAATCATCGGAGTTGCATCAATCTTAATAAATCTTATTTTTAGCGGAAAAGACTTATTAAGAAATGTACGTTGGCTATTATCTTATCTACATTAGTCAGAAAAGCAGTTAACAACGACAATATGGAAACTAAGGTAGCAATATTTGCACGCTTTTTAGATTTTTTTGCATCGGAAACAGCAGAATCGGCTAAAAGTTTTGCAGAATCAGCTATTTCTTTGATGACTTCGTACTTTTCCTCTTTTTCCATTTTCTCATAAACAGAATGTGGCAATGGGGGATTGGTAGCCATCACTGGTAATTCGAAATCCATATTTTTATCCCTCCTTTCTAAAGGAGAGTATAGCACAGAAAGGAAGTGAGCGCATGAGTGAGAAAGAGAAAAAGATAGTTGAGAAGCTTAGTAAGGCATTGCCGAATTTATCAGAATTTAAAAAAGGCTATCTTCTTGGAAGAATAGAGGGCCTGGCAGATGAAGCAGAAAAGAAGCCGGACACTCCGGCGAAAAAAACCTAATGGATGCCGGAACCATAACAATTGAATACAGGGAGGTGACAACATGGAACAGGACAAACTTTTAAAAGTAGATAACACCATTGAAAAACTGTGTGACTTTTTGCAGAAAGAAACAGAACGTGTTGCATCTATTTACGAAAGCCAGGAATTGGCCGAAATGACAAGAGCTCTGGCTGAGCTGATGTCTGCCAGAGCAAAGTTTAATTAGTTTTCCTTTTCGCTAAGGTAAACTAATTTGTTGTAGATTTCCTGCATGAATTCAGCAACACGTTCTCCACCGTCTTTATTCGTAGAAGCGTTGGAGTTTGAAAGTTTGGCTACGGTAATCTCAACTGTTTTATTGATTAAATCTTGATTTCTGGTCATAAAATACTCCTTTCTGAATTACTCGGCATGGCAGTGCCTGTATGAACAGTATAGGAGAATCCAGAAGAAAAGACAACATGCAATGGAAGAGCCAAGAGCGGAAAGGCTATGGAGCTGAAATGTTAAGCACTGAATGTAACTGAGATGGAAATGAAAAGAAATGATATGGCTTTGTGACGCTTAGCACGGATTCGAAAAGTATCAGATCAGCATGAACAGACACGAAAAGATAAGGAATTGAAGAGAGAAGCTCTGAAACGGAATAGCATGGAGCAGCGCAGAGTTGATGTGAGTTGGAATAGCGTAGAAACGGAAGGGCATAGAGGTGATAGGAGATGAAGGGCACAGAACGGAGGGGCGCAGACGAGAAATGGAACAGAGAAGAAAAGCCATGAAATGGAACAGAAATGCTTAGCTCAGCAGAGCAACCAAAACAAATTGAAAAGGAGAAAAAGCATCATGAAAGAATTAAAAGTAAGAATAACGTTCACTGAGGAAGTATTAGGTTCACAGTGTGCGGATAAGGAGATTCACCGGACTTATATCGCATCAAAGGCACCGGATGCACCGTCCCGTGAGGACGAAGTAGCAACACTTGGTGTGGATGCAGTAGAAGAGAAATCAATGACGATTTTTCACAAAAGCGAAGACGGAAAGCCGTTCGTATATGACTACCAGGTAAAAGGAATGTTCAAAGATTCATGCGGAATGCTCCGTAAGGTTAAAGGTAGTGAATCATCAAAAATCAAAGCGTACAAAAAGGAGATTGACGGTCTTATTTTTGTGAAAGATCGCAAAATACCTCTGATTTTTGACGGGGATATGGGAACGTGTCAGAGACCGCTCCGGGCAAACACACCACAGGGAGAAAGAATATCCCTTGCATGTTCAGAGACCGTTCCGGTTGGCACAACAATGGAATTTACAGTTCAGTGCATGGTAGACAGTCATGTAAAACTCATAAAAGAATGGCTTGACTACGGAGAATTGAGAGGTTTTTCACAGTGGCGAAACTCAGGTAAAGGGCGCTATGTTTGGGACGAACTGGACAAAAACGGGAACATCATTGGCGGTAATAACGTACATAAAAAGGTGAAAAAAACAGGTACGAAAGGCAGTAAAAAAGCTTAAAAATATTTATTTTTCAATGTATTCAAATTATTGAAAAAGGTAAATGCGAAAATAGCAGTTGATTTTTGGTCAAATCGCAAGCCACTTAGCAAGCCACAACCCTTGAAAAATAAGGGCAAAACGGCAACTGGTCGCAAGCCAAACGACACTCAGATAACAATCAATTGACAAGCCAAAATTAAAGAAATTTTCAAAAAATCGAAAATTTTGACAAGCCAGTTGACAAGCAAATGACAAGCTAAAACCCTTGAAAAATAAGGCAAAACTGCTTGTCAAGTGAAAACGGTTAGCAAGCCACATAACAATCAATTAACAATCAATTCGCAAGCCAGTTGACAACAATAGAAGAATATAAAGAAGAATAAGAATAAAAAGAATATAGATATATGTCAGACACAATCGGTCTGACGATAAAAAGGGCGTAAAAAGTGCCCCGCTGGTACCGACATACCAGACAGGGCGGTGTACCGCTAAAGAACACTTAGCGAATACAGGTTTATTATAACACATTCTCCTGTAATTCGCAAATCTGAGGAACAGGAGGAAAAGCACACATGACAATGGCAACAGAGATCATCCGCAAGTTGAAAAGAAAATTAATCTTTTGGCGTTGCTTATGGTTAGTCACATTCATTGCAATGCTGACACTTATGATCGGGTAGGAGGTAGAGCGCATGGAAGACAAGCTTAACTACTACAGGATAGCACTTGTGATAACACTATACGCATTGGCGGTTATGATAGCCGGATGTGTATAAAAAAGAGTGCCGATGGAAAATCCAGTCAAGCACTCAGAAAAACATTCAAAAAAATTATAACACATGAAAGGAGATTTGAACATGGGGGAAGAGAAAAAAGATAGCTTACAGAGCGTAATGGATGCGGTAGCATATATTGTGAGCGACTACGAAAATTCAGTATACAGATATGCCTACCTGAAAGCGCAACTGGACACACTGAAAAGATATGTCTGCAAAAACAGCTATGTTGAGCGAGATATGATCTTGAAGCTGATGGGGTGGGGTGAAGATGGAAAGCATTAAAGGCTATGACCATTGGAAGACCATACCGCCGGAGCCGGAAGAAGAAAAACAGGAATATTGCACATGCTGTGGAAGACCTGTATACAGTGGTGACAGTTTATACACATTTGACGGACAGACGTTATGTGAAGAATGCGTGAAAGAGATCACAGGAGGAAAAGAAGATGGCAGAGATATGGATGATCTGCAAACCGGACTTAGAATACCGTATCGGGGCATATGCCTATGAAACAGATATGGACAAGGCTTATGTGCATAAGCTTGCAGACAAGGTGGCAGAAAAAAACAAGTGCAAAACAATCGTGAAAGAACTTTAGGAGGTAAACGAAATGCAAAAATTGGAATTGACCATAAATCAGACGATGGGAGTTATAACCGGAAACTTTGATGACATTAAGAAATCTCTTGAAACAGAGATGGCAGTGTATGAGACAAAGCAGTTTGCAGAAGAGGACAAGCAGAAAGCCAAAGGAGATCTGGCAGACCTTAGAAAGCTGAGAAAGGCAGTAAACGACCGCAAGGTTGAAGTGAAGAAAGAGTACATGAAGCCTTACGAAGTGTTTGAGGGCAAGGTGAAAGAGCTGATCGGAGTGATTGATAAACCTATCGCACTGATTGACGGACAGGTGAAAGAGTTTGAAGCGAAGCGTGTGGAAGAGAAAAAAGCAGAAATCCAGAACCTGTACAACGAATTGGTGGAAGAAGAACTGCATGACTACATGCCGTTGGAAAAAATCTACGGTGAAAAGTGGACAAATGCATCCACCACGATGAAATCTATCCGGGAAGAGATAAACTTAAAGGTTATGCAGACCAGACAAGATATCACAACCATTAAGGCTATGAAGTCCGAAAAAGAGGAACAGGCGTTGAACCTGTACATGGAGAACAATAACCTTGCTCTTGCTATCCAGATGATTAACCGCTACGAACAGGAAAAAGCGGAAATCTTACGGAGAAAAGAGAAAGAGGAACAGGAAAGACGTGATCGAGAACTTGAAATAGAGCGTGAGAGAGTAAGGGAAGAAGAACGTGCCAGAATCCGTGAAGAGGAAAGACTTAAGACAGAAGCGGAACAGAAAGTCATCGACCAGATTAAGACGGTGGACGAAGTGAAAGCAGCGGAACTCACCACGGAAGATTCGAAGACAGTAGTATTTACGGTTAAGGCTACGGATGCCGAACTGGAAGAAATTGAGATGGCATTAACTTCTCTCGGTGTCTACTTTGAAAGGAAAGATGTGTAATGGCAGAAGAGAAGAAAGAACAGGACAAGCGAGAACTTGACATCGAAGAAAAGCTTTCAGAAATCCAAACGAAAATGAATGTCCCGAAAGACAAACATAATGACTTTGGCGGTTACGATTACAGAAGTGCAGAAAGCATCTTGGAAGAGTTTAAAAAATATAGCAGAGAGTACAACGTGTTGTTGACCATACATGACGAGATAACGGAGATAGCCGGAAGAGTGTATGTAAAAGCTGTTGCAGTATTTACCGATTGCAACACAGGCAAAAAAATCTCTGTTCCTGGATATGCAAGGGAGCCAGAGACAAAACCAAAGATGGATGAATCACAAGTGACAGGATCAGCATCAAGCTATGCAAGAAAATACGCAATGAATGCACTGTTTCTTCTGGATGATGCTAAGGACCCGGATACGAACGAATATGCAAAGCAGACGGGAGCCGATAAAAAAAGCGGTGGAAAGAAAGAACAGAAAGCCAATGATGGAAAGATTACGCAAGGGCAGATAAAAGAACTTCGGAAGATATTTGAAAAAAACAAAATTGATGAAGTAAAGGCTATAGCCGGATACAGTGCACAGAAGATTGAAGATCTGACACAACAGCAGTACGGGTGGTTCCGGGATAACCAAGAAGAAGCCAGAAAGATGTTTGGTGCGTAAATGGACTATACAGGGACTTTTGATAGCTTAGCGGTGGATTTTGCCACCAATAAGCAAAAAGCCAGTCTGACGCTAAATGAAGACGCAAGACAGGCATTTGAGAATCTTAGAGGTAAGCAGATTACAATAACGATTAAGGCATATAAGAAAAAAAGAAGTCTCGATGCAAACTCTTACTTTCATGTACTGGTTGGAAAGATTGCAGATGCGACCGGGAATAGCAAGGTGTACATAAAAAATAAGCTAATAGCGGAATACGGACAGTATGAAACCATTAACGATGCATTAGTTCCGCTCCCGTTGGACGATGATATAGACGCATACAATGTGGAATTTGTTCATCTGCAACCCACATCTAGGACAACCACCAATCAGAAAGGGAAAGTATTTCGGGTGAATCTGGTAATGCGAGGGTCGCATACTTATGATACCGATGAAATGTCAAAACTGATTGACGGGACTGTGTACGAAGCGAAAGAACTTGGAATAGAGACCATGACACCGAACCAGATAAGCGAAATGAAAGAAAGGTGGGGTGTGAAGATTGGCGAAAAGACTTAAAAGTGTATTCACTGACGATATGGAGCACTGCTACTTTACGGGAAGTCCAAACTGTCACAGACACCACATTTTCTATGGTCCGTACAGAAAAAAATCGGAAGAATACGGATTGGTGATTCCGTTAGCACCACATTTACATGAATTTACACCAGAAAGCGTACACGGGAACCCAAACAGGGGGTTGGACTTAGAACTTAAGCAGATGGCACAGAGATATTTTGAAGAACACTACGGGACAAGAGAAGAGTTCATACAGGTGTTCGGAAAGAACAGGTTGTAACTAAATAAATATAGATTCATGTGGCAAAAATGGAACTATTAACAGGTTCTAACGCATATCATCTCACCCAATTCGATATGCACAGCACAAGATATTGTATCACGGCCGGAGAAGCCACACTCCGGCAGAAAGGAGAAAAGCGTTGGGAAAGAATAGAGAGACGGCAGAAAGCTATTTTAACCGAATACCGGATGGACATAGAAACGCCATGCAACGCCCGGCAAACCCTGTTATTGATCGACGACTGCGAAAAATGATAGAGAAAGAAAACTGCAATGGAGATTGCATCATCAATGTCGGATATGGAATATTCAGGCCGATACCGGGTGATCCAGAGGACGAAAGAGCACTGAAAGAGTATTTAGGCACAGAACTTTCGAGGGCGAGGGCAAGCCTTTTTAAAAGGCGGTGCATGAAGCAGACGTTTAAAAGCTGGAAAATGGCGGGGGAATACAATGCATTACATACTAATCATAAAAGGGAAACTGAACAACATGAATGATTATATCCGTGCCATGAATACAAACAGGTACAAGGGTGCGGATATGAAGAAAGATAATGAATCCCGTGTGATGCAAGCTATATATGAGCAATTCGGAAGATTGCGAATAACAAGAAAGGTACGTATGCACTACCGATGGTATGAACCGGACAAGAGACGGGATTTGGATAATGTGAGCGCATTTGGGCGAAAGTGTATCCAAGACGCATTAGTAGATACCAAAGTCTTGCAGGACGATGGATGGAAAAACATAGTGGGATTCACGGATGAATTCTATGTTGATAAGAAAAATCCGAGAATTGAGGTGGATATTGAAGAGGTGTGAGCGAGAATTACATAAAACTTAGCAGAAAAATACTGGAATGGGACTGGTATCCAGATATAAAGACGTGTCGGTTATTCTTGCATATGTTACTAAAAGCCAACTGGAAAGATGCAAGCTTTCGGGGAGAAGAGATCAAAAGAGGTTCATTTGTTTCTTCGACATCCGTTCTTTCAAAAGAAACAGGGTTGTCTGAGAGCGAATTAAGGACAGCACTTTCACATCTGAGAAAAACAGGTGAGGTTACATGTAAAACCACAAACCGATATACCGTATATACGGTGAATAACTATGCAAGATACCAGACCGAACAGAAGAATGAAAAAAAAGATAAGCCGACCAGACAGGAAGAAAAGCCGGAAAGAGACAATGGATCTGTTGAAGCTGTCATAAAAGCCTGGAACGATTTGGAAAGCTACGGGATAAAACCTGTAAAGAAGATAGAGAAGAGTTCCAAAAGATATCAGAATTTGCAAGCGAGGTTAGAAAGTAACGGTTTAGATGAGGTCTTGCAAGCTGTGGATAACGTGAAGAAAAGCAAGTACTTACAAGGAAAAGTGAAAAACTGGAAGATAACATTCGACTGGTTTGTACTCCCGAACAACTTCACAAAAGTGTCTGAGGGACAGTACGAGGATAGCGGACAAGAGAAAAAAGGATTCAATAATTTCGATGGCCGGAACTATGACATGAATGATCTGGCTAGAAAACTTATTACATAGGAGGAAAAACATGGAAAAACCGGATGGATGCACTTATCCAAACTGTTTTATCTGTCCTTTGGCAGACTGTAGTTGGGCGAGTGCTAAAGCGGAATTACCTGGAGAAACAAAGAAAAAGCGGAGAATAGTAAGACGTAGCAAAAAGAACGCTGTTCGGATGTGACTTTGTGACAAGACAGGAACAGGAAGACAGAGAGCAAGAGGAATATCTTGCAGAGTGGTTAAGAAAGAAGAAAGAGAAAAAGAAGAAATTTGATTTTAGGAGGAACAAAAGTGGGAGAAGTAATAAAAGCTTATAAAGGATTCAATAAAGACATGACTTGCAGAGATTTCCGGTATGAAGAGGGGAAAGAATACGAAGAAGAAAAAGCCGAAGCGTGTAGCTGTGGATTCCATGCATGCGAGCATCCGTTAGATTGCCTTGGATATTATGATCCGGCACACAGTGTATATCATGAAGTCGAACAGAGTGGAGAGATATCGAAAAGATCTGACGATACGAAAGTGGCATCCACGAAGATTAAGATCGGTGCAATAGTGAGCATTGCCGGATTGGTACAGGCTGCTATCGAATATACGAAAGAAAGAGTTAAACCGGAAGCAGAAGCTAATGAGGATTGCGGAGCATCATCAGCAACAGGAAACTGCGGAGCATCATCAGCAACAGGATACAAGGGAAAGTCGGCAGCAGAAAACCAAAATAGCGTAGCGGTCGCTTGGGGACCAGAAGCAATGGCAAAAGGCGTAAAAGGATCCACCCTTGTTCTTGCGGAATGGAAACGGATTGATAATGATGCACGGTACTGGGAAGAAGAAGCGTGGGATTTTATAGGATCGTTAATGGTTCGTGTGGATGGAGAAAAAGTAAAAGAAAACACATGGTACACATTAAAGAATGGTGAACTCGTGGAGGTAGAAGATGAATAAAAAAGAAGTATTGGAAATCAGAAAACAGTTCACACCGGAGAATTGTGCGATCACCCGTATAGCCGGCTGCTACGTGGATGGAGAAAAAGGGAAACGCATGGAAAGAGAAGAAGCGTTTCTTTCACTGCCGGAAGAACAGGCGTTTAAGTATTTTGACATCTTCAAAAAGACGTTATCCGGGAAAATCGGAAAGAACCTGTTGAACCTGGAATACAAGCCGAAAGAAAGTAGGAGCAGCGACCCAGAGGGCGAAGAGCATGAATTGTTGATGAATCTGAGAGAAAGCAAACTGAGGGACCCGGCGTTACTGGACGAATTCTACGAAAAGATTCTTATGTATTATGACTGTGCCGAAAACTACTACATCGTGCTTATCCATGCAGTATATGACGTACCTGGAAAGACATCGGACGGAGAAGAATTGGCAGATGCATCTGAGGAAGTATACGATTTCATTCTTTGCTGCATATGCCCGGTGAAACTTTCAAAGCCGGGACTTACTTACAACGGAAAAGATGAACGGATGGAAGAGAGAACCCGCGACTGGGTAGTAGGCATGCCGGATAAAGGATTCTTATTCCCGGCATTTAACGACCGGCAGACGGATGTACATAGCGTACTCTATTACACCCGGAAGTCTGCCGAGGTACAAGAAGAAATGGTTCGTGAGGTACTTGGAATTGATTTTGTTGCATCTGCCGATGAAGAGAAAGATAAATTTTGTAAGTTGTTAAAGGATGTACTTGGAGAAGATGCGGACTGTAAGACCGTGAAAGATATCTATGAGGGCATATCCGAAGAGATGGAACGCCATGCAGAAGACCCGGAGCCGTACAAAATTGATAGGAACGAACTGAAAAAGATATTCTGTAACAGCGGTGTACCAGATGAAAAGATGGAAATGTTTGAGGGTGCTTACCGGGAGAATATCGGGAATGTGCCTGTTATGGCAAGTAACATCTGCGACGGAAAGAAGTTCAACATCGAGGTTCCACAGGGAAAGATGACTATTGATGCGGATTTTATTGGTGACCTGACAATCAAGGAAGTTAATGGAAGAAAATGTGTGGTACTGCCGGTAGGCGATGTGGTAGTAAATGGAATTGTGACGAAAGCGTAGGTGAGGAAGATGAAATATAAGGTTGGAGATAAGGTAAAAGTAAGAAGTGACTTGAAATGCGAGGAGTATTATGGCGGTATTACATTCAATTTTGAAATGAATAAATTTAAAGGAATGGAAATTACAATCGCAAGAGTTAATTATGGTGGATATTATGAAGTACTTGAAACACCATATAATTTCACAGATGAAATGCTTGAACCAGTAGAAGAAATGAGTGCGGAAGAAGCTATTAGGCTGTATGCAAAAATGTGCAAAGACAACAATTGCTATGCTTGTCCAGTCTATGAAAAAAGTGGAGAGTGTGGCTGTGAAGAATTTGCAATCAATCATCCAGAAGAGGTTATTGAAAGTCTCAAACAGTGGAAAGCAGACCATGAGAAAAAGCCGATTGAGACGGAATTTATATGGTATCTGTTGGTAGTAGAAGAAAAAACACATATTGTGAAGTATGAAAAACCATTAAAGATTGAACGTGAAAGAACAACGGATGAACAAAAAGAAGAACTTCTTAGAGAATGGCGCTCTGAACACGATGGAAAATATTATGTAACAACTGAGCGCAGATGCGTAGTAAAGGAGTAACCATGAACACAGGAGAAAATGAGGTGAAGTGACATGAAAATCAGAGAGTTAGCCGAATATTGCAGTTTAATAGAAATTGACTGTGATAAATGTGAGCACAAAGAACTGTGTGATGGACTGCAATACAAACTGGAAGATATTTCACCACTTGGCTTAATTGATCTTGTAGATGAAAATACAGAGTTGGATTAAAAACAATCAGAAAGGAGTACGGAGCTCCGGCCGGGCAAAGATATATCGGCTCCTTTCGAAAATATGAAAGATTTAATTATAGACGCCTTTGCCGGTGGCGGTGGTGCATCGGTCGGAATTGAGATGGCACTTGGTAGACCGGTAGACATTGCCATTAATCATGATCCAGATGCTATTCTGATGCATAAGACCAACCACCCGGACACACTTCATCTGACAGAGGATATTTTTAAGGTCAACTTGAAGAAATATGTAAAAGAACAACACGTGGCTCTTATGTGGGCGAGTCCAGACTGTACACATTTCAGCAAAGCCAAAGGAAAGAAGCCTTTAAAACAAGAAATAAGAATGCTGCCGATGGCTATTGTAAACCATGCGAAAGCGGTAAAGCCGGATGTAATCATCATGGAAAATGTTGAGGAAATACGTCAGTGGGGGCAGTTGAACAAGAAAGGCAGACCTATTCCAAAGAAAAAGGGAAAGCTATACCGGAAATTTATGAAAAAGATGTACGTAGCTGGATATACCAATATTGAGACGAGAGAGCTGGTAGCTGCGGACTATGGTGCACCAACCACAAGAAAGAGATGGTATGCAGTATTCCGTAGAGACGGAAAAGAAATTAGATGGCCAAAGCAGACTCACAGTGCAGACGGCATCGGATTTGAGAAGTGGAAACCTTGTGGAGATTACATTGACTGGTCAGACCTTGGAAGTTCAATATTTGAGCGAAAGAAACCACTTGCAGAAGCTACACAGAAGAGAATAGCGAACGGAATTAAGAAATACATTATTGATGCTAACAAGCCTTATATTGTGAAAGATAATGATGCGCTTGCATACATCATCTAGTATCACGGAGAAACAAGAGCCGGTGATTCAAGAGGACAGCTTTTAACAGAACCAATTAAGACGATTGATACATCGAACCGATACGGACTGGTTACGGCATTCATCACGAAATATTACAAGACCGGCATAGGTCAAGGCTGTGATGAACCATTACATACAATCACAACTTCTCCGGGACACTTCGGTTTGGTATCTGCATTTCTGATTAAGTATTACGGCGGTGGGTGCGGACAATCCATAGACAGACCGTTGGATACGATTACCACAAAGGACAGGTTTGGACTGGTGAATGTAATCTTGGATATCAAAGGTGAAAAATACATCATATCTGATATCTTTCTGAGAATGCTGAAACCGGAAGAGCTAAAAGTGATGCAAGGGTTCCCGAAAGATTACATTATCGACAGAGATTATAACTGGAAGAAATACCCGATTGCAAAACAGGTGGCAAGAATTGGAAATAGTGTTGTGCCGATCATGGCAGAGAAACTTGTAGAAGCGAACTGTCCGTATCTCAAGGTTGGTGAGAGAGCGCCGAACTTGATTATAGACGATACACAGGAACAATTAAGATTTGCGTAGGTGAGAAGAATGTACATTGAATTAAAAGAGATAGACAAAGACACATTGAAAGTCGGGGATGTGGTTGGTGTTGCAAGAGAGGTCGGAATTGGATATATGTCAAGTTTTAGGCATGATCGCATCATTCCAGCAACAATTACCAGAATCACACCGAAGAGAACAAAAATTACGACAGATAAATTCGGTGACCATGACAGGCATGAAAAATTCTATGAATATAACTATAATGCCGAGAAAGAGAATGAGCTGGCGGAGGAATTTTGCCAGATAAGAGACGGAGTATATGACCTTTGTGAGTTCAAAAGAGAAGGCTTAGACAGGATCAGTGATGAAGATTTGCCGGAAGTAGCGGAACACATGAAAGCAATTACAGAAATTTTGAAGAAATACAAAGAAAAATAGAGTAGCAGCTAAAAATAGCAGCTATCGTACCTTGACAATTGAATATTGATGGTTGGAATGGTATAATTTCCGTATAAAATATACGGGAGGAAATGCCAATGAAATGTCCATTTTGTAAAAGCGAAAATACCGAAAGAATTAGTGGAAGTACATTCTTAACAAAACGAATTCCAGAAAAAGTAAGTGTGCAAGGGAATGTAACTTGTACAGAACCTGCAAATATAATGTCGGTTGAAACGCAAAGGAATATATGTCTTGATTGCGGATTTGTTTTTGAAAAGCTAGACGAATCAGATTTGAAACGGTATAAAGAAGCATAATTTCATCTACCAACCATCAGTATTCGGTGGTTGGTATTTTTTTACCCATTTTTAAGGAGAAAGGAAGAAAAATATGCATTACTGTATACATTTATTAACTAAACAATTACCTACAGAAAAGGAAATTCAAAAGATTATGGAACCATATGAATGGGATTCGATAGACGATGAAGATATGGACGATGAGAAGAAAAAAATAGAATATCCGGTGTTTACGTGGGATTGGTATAAGATTGGTGGAAGATACAGTGCTTACCTCAAACTGAAAGTAGATGGAGACGATTCAAAAAACAGAGAGCATTATAACTGGGGGTATTTGGAAAACAATCCAAGAAACGAAAGACTGTTCCATTCTGCACTGTTAAGCGAATTAAAAAGAAATGCAAAAGTACCATTTGCGTATACAGAAGAATCATATTTCCCGAATATGGGATACCGTGATGGATACATTCTTGTTGACGGAGCAAGACAGAAAGACATCTTGAATCTGGACGAGCTCGGATGCTTTGGATGCATTTTGCCAGACGGATCAGCGATCGCCAGAGAATTGTGGACTGGTAATGGATTTGTCGAAGATGATAAGTTCGAAGAGAAATATAAGAAAGCGGTAGCTGACAATATGGACGGATTCCTTACTGTACTGGATATACATGATTGATGGAGGAGTGTTATGGGATTAACAATAAACAGCAAAAATCACAGCATTGACTTGAGCTATTCTGGATTCTACCGACTTCGTGTAAAAGTAGCGGAGTTAACTGCAACAGATATCTATGAACATTATAAAAAACTTAATGATTGGAGATATGTACTGGTTAGCAAAGGCGAGAACTTTTCCGCAGAGTATGACAAGAAAATCGTGGAACTTGATGAAAAGTACGATGGAAAATATACACAGGTCCTTGAATTCTTATACACGAGCGACAGTCACGGAAAAGCTGATGCAGAACACTGCAAATCTGTATACGAAATTATAAAAGAATATGATGATGATATTATCTATGGATATCGTAGCGGTATAGAAGCTGTACTATTCAAAAATGTTAAACAGTTGATAAAAGATGGTGTGGATACAGGAACTGGGATTGAATGGTATTAAGAAAGGAGTAAATTGTGAAAACAGTATTTACTATTTGCGTAATTATTATGTTATGCGTCTATATAGCAGTGAAAGAAAGAGAGATAAAAGTAACAAAGGAAGAAGCATATTGGGACGGATTTCGAAAAGCACTAATAGAATACGGAAACCTTCCGATACGACCGATTATCTTGGTCGATTCTACGGGAGATATTAATTATAAATGCTCGCACTGTGGAAAGGAATACATAGTGTCGAAAGATAACAAACCGAAATACTGTAGTGAGTGCGGAAGATATATTGATTGGAATGATAAAGTCTATAGGATGTAAATTAAAATACGTTGTAGACCAAGACATCCATAAATGCTGTCTGGAATGTGAGAAGTACGAAGAATGCACTATTCTGTGTGATGATTTAGACCAATATGAATATATGGAAGAATGCCCGGATTATGTAAAGGAGAATGAAGATGAGTAGAATCGGAATCGGAGCAAATATTACACAGCCAGATGCAAAATGTATGAGCTGTAAATATTGGAAACAAGCAGAAAAATCAAGATTTGGTTTTGGACGAGGTGGGTACTGCCCAACCGGATATTGCAAGAAAGATTTTCGGAAGAGAGGTAAGAAAAAATGAGAAGCCTGGATGCCATTACCGGAATCGTATAAAGACGAGGACGACAAATGAATGTTGGTAAAAGATCGGATCATCGGAATGATGATGATGGTGATTGTTATTATTGGATTGATTTTGATTTTTCGGTAGGAGGTAGAAGATGGTACTGATAGCAGCCGGAATAATGCTGACGCTGGCTACGTTAATAGCAATTGGGATATGTAAGGCTGGTGCGAAAGCGGATAAAATCGAAAGACAATATTGGAACCAAAGAAAGGACAACACAAAGATGACAAATAGAGAGAAATATGCGGAGGAGATATTAGATATTGCGTGCAAAGGTGGATCCTTTGCTGTATCTAAGGATACTGGTAAAACGGTTGTCTGTGATGAGATCGACTGCGAGGAATGTATTCTTAATTACGCAGTTTATTGTAGAGAGTCAACGCAAGCTTGGGCAAATGCAGAATATTTTGAGAAACCGAAGATTTCAGAAAAAGATAGAGCGTTTTTGAGTTTCATTAAAGATATTTATCCATATATTGCGAGAGATGAAGACGGAGCACTTCGCTTATATTCTAGAAAACCTTGTAAAGTGGAAAGGGGGACGGGATTGATATTGTTTCAGTTTGACATAGAACTTCCGATGGTTAAATGGTCAGACGAAGAACCGTGGTCAATCGAAGATTTGAAGAAGTTGGAGGTAGTGGAAGAATATGAATAGAAAAAAAGGCGTTAGAGGATGCACTTAATGGAGAATGTACTGGAAGAGAAAAAGGAGAAGACGGTTAAAAGGAAGAAAAACCACTACTTAATCAAGAGTGATGTATTGGGATATGCAAGAAGGAAGGGATTGATTAATGGCCGGAGTAAGAGACAAATATCTGAGAGGGGCACATAAAGACATCTACTATATAAGCGAAGAAGACGAAAAGAAGATGTTGAATGAATGCCAGAGGATGCGTGGAAACGATCAGCTTGAATTACTGAAATGGTGTCAAAATGCGAACAATGACTTGTCTGGTATATTGTTCTTCTCACTTATAACAGGAATCGGATATGACTATATAAGCAAGCGTTACTGGATACCGATTGCAAGAAAAGACTTCCAGGGATATCGGAGGAAAGTCTTGGATGAAATGTATAGGTGGATACTTTGGGGAGAACATGACGATGGAAAGATGGCAGAAAGGCTATTCGGAATAAAAAGACACAAACGCGGGAATACTACCGAAAAGGAGTGATGCGGATGGTAAGAATCTTTGTGAACGGCAAACAGGTGACAAAAGAAGAACTTTCGAATTATGAAATCCATAGCAAAGCGGTAAAAAGGATTCTTTCAGAGAAGTTGACAAAACATAAGTGATATTTTAGAATTGACCTTGATAGAATCTTGGTCAATTCTTTTTTTGTTGAAAGGAGAATTGACATGAAAAAATTAAATGTAGGTTATATGAGAGTGTCTACAGAAGCACAGACCGAAAAGTATGGTCTTGATGTCCAAGAAGACAAGATAAAGGAACTCGCCAAGAAAAGGGGCGTGAAGATAGCCAGATGGTATGTGGACGGGGGATATTCCGGGAGCAATATTCAAAGGCCAAACATACAGAAACTTCTGGAGGATGCAGAAGCCGGAGAAATACAGGCAGTATACATCTATAAGCTTGACAGAATGAGCCGTGATGTTGTAGATACTCTTACGCTTGTGAGTAAACTATTGCCAAAATACAATGTAGAGGTAGTATCAGCTACAGAGGATTTGCGGAATGAGACACCGATGGATCGTGTAATGCTTGGCGTTAATGCTGTCATGGGGCAGTATGAGCGTGAGGTTATCTATATGCGTACAAGAGCCGGGATGGTGGAACGTGTAAAGCGTGGACTGTGGATGGGCGGTGGCGCGATACCATATGGATACAGGTACGACAGGAACGATGGGATATTACATATCATCCCGGAAGAAGCGGAAAAGGTAAAAGCTATCTTCCAGATGTTCCGGGACGGATATTCGTGTGATAGGATTCAAAAAATTCTCGGGATGCATTCGGAGAAGCTCGTGTCTAACATCATTAGGCGAATAGCCTATGTAGGTAAAATACAATATAAAGGGAAAACATACCAAGGCTTGCATGAACCGATCATAGACGAAAAACTTTTTTACGAAGTACAGGAAGAGATAAAAAAGAGATCCACAAATGCTTATGTGAGCAACAAGTATATGCTTACCGGGTTGTGCTACTGTGGAAAATGCGGTACTAAAATGCGGATGCAGAAGTGGGGAAAGTACACAAAGATAGTATGTTACTCACAGTACAAGGGAAAAGAGCATATATCTAAGACAGGTAACCCTTGCAAGAATAAAAAAGTGCGGGCAGATGTGGTAGAAAAAGAAGTAGAGGACTGTTTTAAACGATTCATCGTTAATGTCGAAGAAAAAGAGAATGAATCTGAAAGCACTCGGAAGATGATAGAAAAAGAGATATCACTCAGCGAAGCAAAACTGAAACGCCTATACACATTGTACGCAAGCGGCAACTCCGGCACTGATACACTTTTAGATGTCATCCAAGCAGAAGAAAAAACACTGAAAAACCTACGGGAAGAATTAAAGGCAGAAGACATCCGGGAGAAAGGCGGACGTGGAGAAAAGATAGAGAAAATAAAAGAGATGTCCAACGTGTGGGATACACTGACGGATTCCGAGAAAAACAAGGTGCTAAAAGAGTGTGTTGAAAAGGTTGTTATCACGGGAGATGACATAGACATACATTTTAGCATATATTAATAGGTACTTTCTCGTGTTCCAACCATCATCCCAA